GTTCCACAACCATAGGCCTGGGGAATCACTGTGGAAATCCCAGGATGCACTGTGCGTCAGAAACGCTGCGCACGATTCCAGAACACCCGCCAGCACTGGCCACATGGTCCAGAAAACGCTGTTGTTCCGGAGTTGCACGGCCTGTTGATGACTTCACCTCCAGCGCCACAAACTGCGCCACCCCGCCCACGGTGCGGTAGCCGATCAGGTCGGAGGATCCGACGCACAGCCCCGCATGGAGCGGCCGGCCGCCACGAACCACCACATCACCAGGCCGCAGTGCTGCCGCCACGGCGCGGATATTGCCCGCTGAGACCCGTGTGGATGGCCCAGCCCAGCCGGTGCCCACGTTGTTGCGCCACAGCCTGGTGGAACCGGATCCGCATGCCAACAGGATGCGTTGCTGGGTCTCGTGTTCGCTCATGCATGCCGGTGCTGCTGTTCCGTCAGTCAACGGATGGCGAGTGACGTTCTGTGTACCGGTCTGCCAGGTCGGCCCTACCGGTAACGCGGGCGCCGTGGTCGGCTTCGATGGGGCCACCTGAAACGGTACCGAAGGCCTGGCCCATAACCTGCAACCAACGGCCACTAGCCGGATGCGGGCTCAGATCGTCGGCACTGAACTGCTCACCCGTCGATCATTTCGCGCCGACATCTTCCAGGCCTGGCAACACCGCTGCGCGTACTGCGGCGACCCAGCACAATCACTCGATCACATCATGCCCAAGGCCAGAGGCGGCCTCACCGTCCGTTCCAACCTGGCCGCAGCATGCCTCACCTGTAACCGCCGCAAGGGGCACAGGGAGGTGTTCTCGTGGTGGCGTGAGCAGCACTTTTGGTCCGAGATCGGTCAGTCACGCCTCATCGAATGGCTGACCTCAAACAACGAACAGTCAACAGCAAACCCAGGCCCTTCTTCCCCTGGATCAGGAAAACCCATCCCGCAACGATCACGCGCCCAATGTTTGCAATCGTGACATGACGGCCCGCTCTGCCCTCGCCATCGCGGAATCTCTGGGCATGTATTCCGGTGCAATACACCGCGCCGTATAGCTGAGATCGCCTCCTTGGATCGCCCCAGCTGCCGCCCCAGTTGATACGCCGGCAACTCACTGGTGAGCACCAACCTCACATCATCTGGCGTCAGCGGTGGCTTATTCCCACGCCCAACGCCACGAGCATGTGGCGCACGCCCTGGTTTAGGCCTTTCACCCTGCCAGACCGTCCAGCGAAAATCGCAGTCACGGCACCACACACGCTGACGCCTGCTGCCATTCAGCAACTTTCGGCTGTCAACCACCTTCGTGCAACTACTACCGCAGCTCTTGCAGCTCATTCGATTTCATGCATTGGCTTGAATGTCATTCCCAGTGATTGCACTGATCGGCCCTGTCGTATCGCAAGGCTGATCGTTGATTCATCAACATGCAAGCTACGCCCAGCATCAGCGCAGCTCTGCCATATCCTCCCGGTTTCTATGCATTTAATCCTGAAGTCACCCATTCGTCGCGGATACTCAGAAGCGATGGTATCTGCTAGTTCACGATCCTCCAGCAGGAGAAACAATGCATCAGCACTGAAACCACCTAACACCCTAGGCATCTCACGTGCTAATCTCCGCCATGATGATCGTTTGATGTAATGATAGCTTTTGACCTTCCACGGCTTGAGGCATTCACGAATCTGTTTCCGTTTTGCCCATGCCCATATTCTCGAAGCAGGGCAGCCTAAAATCCTAGCCGTTGATCCAAGCGTCAGCCATTCACCGTATCGACTGCCGCACCGATACCCATTACGTTTCAACCACTCAGATACTGAATTTTCAGATCGCAATGGCCACCCACATTCAACAGCTCGCTTCAGCATTCGCTGCATCATGATAGGAAACGGCACATCATCAATCATTGATTCAAGGAAGGCAATCTCATCGGCCGACCACTTGGTGGGCGGTGTCTTCGTTGTAATCGCGTTGCCATAACCTACTGCTATTCCAGAACGTCGTAACCGTGCTGCAATAGATTTTTTTGATCGTACTGGCCAGCTATTCAGCCTCGCCAGTTGTTCCATTCGTTCCACAATCTGATTGAACGACATCCGCTGCGCTAGATCCTCCAGCGCTTTGCGTTCTTCTGGTAGCCAGTTACTCATGCCACGCCCTCCAGCTCCAGAACCCGCGCCAACGGGATCGCTGCCACTTGCGGCACCACGGCATTGCCCAGTGCCTTCAGTCGGTCCATCCCGCTGGGTATCCCATCAGAGCCTCGGCATAGCTTGGGTGTACCAGGGGCGGGTCCGTCTCTGAGCATCTCAAACTCTCTGATGTTCTGACTCCGCGCCAGTGCGGGCTGCCAATGAATCGGTTTTTCGATGCACCCTTCCATTCGGTAGCTGTCGGGGTAGGAAATAGCCCACCAGCGATTGCGAACGTGCCAAGCTCCAAGATCGGCAGCTGATACGCATGCCCATTCGCAAGCACGCCCATCATTGGCCAGCTCTCCAAGAACAGCTGCCAACCCGTCAGAACAGATGCCTGCGACGTTCTCCATGACGAGGTATCTGGCTCCCACTTCGCGAACCACTCGGAGCAGTTCGTAAAACAGGCCGGAACGGGTCTCCAATCCAATACCAGCACGTTTGCCGGCGATCGAGACGTCTTGGCAGGGAAAACCTCCACACACAACGTCAGCTGATCCTGGCTCTGGTCTAAAGGTGCAGATGTCATCGTGAATGGGGACAGTGGGCCAGTGTTTCTTCAGGATGCGTTGGCAATAGGGATCCCGTTCCACAAACTGAACGGTCTGGAATCCACCGAGCCAGCGGGCGGCGAGGCTGAAACCGCCGATGCCGGAGAAGGTGTCAAGCAGGCGGAGGGTCATGCCGCCACCTCCGCCTGCGCTGCGACAAAACCTCTACATTTGCTCGTCGGTGTCGCTGAATTGTTGCTCGTACTCGGCGATGTGGTCCTCTGTCGCCTGCTCAGACAGGCAACTGAGCTGCAGATCCAAGAACGTGGTGAGAGCGGCAAGATTGGCCACCATTTCAGACGCTTCAGGGCTGCTGGCATCACGAGCCAGCTGGGGGATCCAGTGAGCAATCCAGTCTTTGAGCGACTTCTTGGCGTTGAAGATCGTCGGGTGATACATGGCAAGTTGAAGATCGTCGGGTGATACATGGCAAGTTGAAGATCGTCGGGTGATACATGGCAAGCGGTTAACGCTGCCTTCTATTGCCATTGGCTCATGCCACCCTCCCCCAGTGCCCCTTCGCCTGCCGCGCCGCCATCACATGCCGGGCCCAGCCACGGGGGTTCTTCATGCCGCGACGTTTCCCGATATCCACCAGCTGCTCCAGCGTCTGCGCCTGGCCCTGTTCACGTTTCGCCTCTCGCCGCTGCACTTCCACAAGCTCACCATCCACATGCACAAGCTCTCGACGCTCAGGCTGGAACTCGTGGCCGCAGTCCGGGCAAATCTGTTTCGCTGATGGCATCGCGGCGAAACACTTCGGGCAGACCCGCACGCTCGGGGCTGCCTGCCGGTCGCGCTTCGTCACGCCCTCCAGCGTCCATTCCCTCTCTTCGAGGTGATGGCCCAGTCGCTGGGTGTTCCCCACGTGGTCGAGGATCACCGCTTGCTTGCCCTCCTGTGGCCGCAGACAACGGCCGATCATCTGCAGGTGCAGGCTCAGCGATTGCGTTGGGCGCAGCAGAATGCAGCCGCTCACCGATGGCACGTCCACGCCCTCGCCGATCAGTGCGCAGCTGGTGAGCACCTTCAACCGGCCGGCGCCCAGGTCCGACAGAAGACGCTCCCGAGTGGCCGCATCCATGGTCCCGTCGATCGACGCGGCGGCCACGCCGTGACGATTGAACAACGCCGCCACCGCTGCGGCGTGGCTGATGCTGCAGCAGAACGCAATCGCCGTCTGGCCCTCCAGATACTTCCGGTAGTGCGTTAGACAGTCGCCCATCGCTTGCCCCGTCTGCAGGGCCTGGCCGGCCTGCGTCATGTCGAAGTCGCCCATCCGCTTTCGCAGGCCACGCGCATCAAATCCGATCGGTGGCGCCAGCACACGCGCCGGGGCCAGATACCCAGCAGCCGTCAGCTCAGCTGGACTGGGGCCCATCACCATCGCTGAATACCACTCGCCAAGGCCTCGGCCATCACAACGGACCGGCGTTGCCGTCACACCCAGAACACGGGCACTGGAGTAGTGCGCCAGCACCTTCGCCCACGTGCCCGCGTTGCTGTGGTGGGCCTCATCCACCACCAACAGGTTGAACAACTCCTGGGGGATTCGATGCAGCCGTCTGGCCAGGGTCTGCACTGAGGCCACCTGCACCGATGCCGACAGGTCCATCCCATGGCCCGCAGCGATCAGCCCATGGCGCACACCAAGGCCCCGCAGACTGGCGCTCGCCTGCCGTAGCAGTTCCTGCCGATGCACCAAGATGCAGATCCGTGAGCCCTTAGCCGCAGCCTGTTCGGCGATGTGGCTGAATACCACAGTCTTACCGCCACCGGTCGGCAGCACGAACAGCACCGATCGATTCCTCGCCTGGTAAGCCTGGCGGATCTTGGCGACGGCTTCGGCCTGGTAGGGGCGGAGGGTGAGGGTCATGACTCAGACTCCTCGCTATTCATCAGAGCCGCTGCAATCTCACCCGCTTCGGTCATTAGCTCGTCAATCAGGGAGCGGCCGATACGATCTGCAAGCAACTCGTAGAAGATGCGCCGCTTGTGATACTCAAACTTGACCAGCTTATCTTGATGCTTTGCGTGTTCCCGTGCCTTGCGCTTTCGTTTCTCTTCGCGGAGTCGCTCAACTTCAGCCTTAAGGCGCAGCTTTTCCAGGTGCTTGCGATCGTTCTCTTCAGCTTTGGTCTGTTTGCGATGCTTTCTTTCCGCTATCAGACACTGCCTAAACAGAAGATTGATGAAATTCTTGAACCTTAGGCGTTTTGCGGTCGCTGGAGGCAGTGAATCTAGCAGTTCATTGAATGAAGTGCTGCCGCCGCGAAGTTCGGCAATCTGAGCATCAACCTCCGAAAGCAACAGCGTGAGGTCGTCAGAGTGAAGCGATAGTAGCTCGGCAAGATAGACATCCCTTCCCAGTGCCTTGCTTTTGTAAAAGAAATTTTTTACCTCTGGGTCTCGAACGACGCTGCGGTCGTTGAGCCAACGTTCGTTGTCGTGCGTCATTGTGGTTTTTGCAGTTGCCGCCGCAATGGCTGTGGTGGTGGATTGGTAGTGCCGGAGTTCAATCACCGACAGTCCCTCACCCAGCGAGACATATCAATCACATCCACATAGACACTCTCGCCATTACGCATAACCATTACTGGTTCGCGTTGTGGTGCCCAGTTCTCACGTATCGCCACCCTGATCGCCTCAAGGTGATCAACGCCACTCTGCCGTAACTGGCAGTAACGCTGACCGGCAAGATTTGGATAAAACGATTGCGCTGCCGCAGGCATCGCCCACAGCATCACTGAAATCAGAGCAAGCCTTTTCATGTGTTTCATTGAATAGGGTGCCGCCACGTTCTCCCCGCTTAGAGCTGGCCCAGATGCCTAGACGCCCCAGGTTGGAACCACCAGCTCTCCTCGATGGGACCTAGACAGACCAGAGGCCATACCAACGGGCTATCACACCCGTAGGCACCCACCGCATGGTCCGGGCAGCGGATGGCATGGTCACGGAGCAGGGCTTGAACGCAACGACTCCGGAATCATACCCCTTCCCTTCCGAAACCGCACGGCTACCATGGGAGAACCACATCAGTTCCCATGCCCGACGACCGCCGCACGATCACCCTTGAGCTCTCCGCTCAACACGTCCGTCACCTCGACGCTCAGGCCACCTACTACGGCTGTTCACGTGCCGCCTACATCCGTCAGCTCATCGTCCGCGACCAGGAACGCCAGGGCGCAGTAACCCGCACCACGGCTGCGGCCTGATCCGGTGCCCTCCGCAATCGATGCCGCAGACGGCCAGTGGCCTCGTCTGTTACAGGAACTCGGCGGCCTCGCGCCTGAGCAGCTCACCAACACCCATCAGCCCTGCCCAGCCTGTGGTGGCACCGACCGTTACCGCTGGGATCGTGATGACGGCCCCGGCGGCTGGTTCTGCAATCAGTGCGGCGGCAAAGATCACCGTGGCGGCGCTGGTTCCGGCATGGACCTGCTCACCCGCGTCACCGGCTGGCCCTTCGCTGATGCCTGCCGCCGCATTGAGCAGCACCTCGGCATCACCATCACCCCACCCATCCCCGAGCCGCCTACCGCTGGCGCTGAGCACGTCTGGCGCTACTCCGACACCTTCTACGTCTGCCGGTTCCCTCAGAAACGCATCCGGCCGCTCTGGTACGACGGCACCGCCTGGCGGTGGAAGGTGCCACCATCCCCGCGCCCGCTCTACTGGGCCCGTCGTGCTGCTGGCGCTCCGGTACTCATCACCGAAGGCGAGAAGGCCGCTGATGCCGCCGCCACCCTTTTCCCCGATCACGCCATCGCCACTTGGCCATCGGGCTGCAAGGCCATCGACAAGGCCGACTGGAATCCACTCCGTGGCCGCTCCGTCGTCCTCTGGCCCGATGCCGACCAGCCAGGCCGTGATGCCATGGCGAAACTCGCCACACGGCTCCTAGCCCTCAATTGCACTCTCCAGGTCGTCAACCCACCTGAATCTGCACCCAACGGATGGGATCTCGCCGATGCCCTCGCCGAGGGCTGGACACCTGATCGCGCTGCACGCAACCTCCAGCAATTCGCTCGGACCATTGAGCCGCCTGAGCCGGAAACCGTGCAAACCGTGCAGGCCGAGCCCGGAACCGTGCAAACCGTGCCGGCCGCCGCAACACCACCCGCTCACCAGCCTTTCACGTGCCTTGGATTCGACGAAGGCAACTACTACTACCAACCCTCCAGCACCGGACAGATCACACGCATCGGCCGCGGCAACCACACCGAGACGCATCTGCTGACCCTCTGTCCTGAACTCAGCTACTGGGAAACGCTCTATCCCAGCCGCAATGGCATCAACTGGACAGCAGCCAAAGCCTCACTCTTCGCTCAACAGGCGAAGGTCGGCATCTTCTCCCCAGACCGCATCCGTGGTCGCGGCGCCTGGTGGGATGACGGCCGCGCGGTCCTGCACCTCGGCGATCGCCTCATCGTTGACGGCGTGGCGCACAGCGTCATGAAACCGCCGCCGTCGCGCTTCTCCTACCAGCGTCTAGCCGCCATCGACATTCCCGCTGACCTCCAGCCGCTCACTGATCAGCAAGGCGCTGAAATCCTCGACATCGCCTCTCGCTTCCTATGGGAGGTGCCCGCATCCGGCCTACTCATCGCTGGCTGGGCTGCCCTCGCACCCATCTGTGGCAGCCTCAGCTGGCGCCCACACATCTGGCTCACCGCTTCCGCAGGCTCCGGTAAGTCCGTCCTGCTGGATCGCTTCCTTGGCACCCTGCTGGACAGCCTCGCCCTCTGGCCTGAAGGCTCCACCAGCGAGGCCAGCATCCGCCAGGAACTCCGCGCTGACGCCCTGCCGGTGATCATGGATGAGGCCGAGTCCAACGAACTCGCGGACCGCAACCGGATTCAGAACATCCTCGCCCTAGCCCGTGTCGCCTCCAGCTCAGGCCGTGGCTTCGTCGGGCGTGGTGGTGCCGATGGCGCTGCACAGCGCTACGTGATCCGCTCCATGTTCCTGCTGTGCTCCATCTCAACCGCGCTGAAACAGGGAGCCGATGCGTCCCGCTTCGCACAGCTCACACTGCGCAACCCATCCTTCATGCCGCTGGAGCAGCGTCAGGCCCACTGGACCGAGCTAGATCGCGACCTCACCGCCATCATCACCCCAACACTGGGCCATCGGATGGCGCTGCGCTCCGTAGCCCAAATCCCAATCATCCGCGATTCCGTGGCCGCCTTCCGCCGTGCTGCGGCTAACCGCTTCGACTCCCAGCGCCAGGCCGATCAGTACGGCACCCTCCTAGCCGGCGCCTGGTCGCTCATGAACGACCGCGTAGCTACCGATCAGGACGCCTACGCCCTCATCGACGCCAACGACTGGACCCAGTACCGCGAAGCCACCGAGCAGTCCGATGAGGAACGCTGCCTGGCGCGCATCCTTCAACATCAGCTCAGGGTCGAGGCCGATCGCGGCGCCGCATATCAGCGCACCGTTTGGGAGCTCGTTGAGATCATCCGGGGCACCGCCACCTGCATTGAGATCACCGCAGCCGTCGCTGAGGCTCACCTAGGCCGCATCGGTCTGCGCGTCATGGATGGCCGCCTGCTGGTCGCCAACACCGCCCTGGGCCTGCAGCGCATCCTCGCCGATACCCCATGGGCCACCAGCTGGCCAACCATCCTGTCCCGCCTGCCCGATGCCCAAAAGCCCGGCAAGGTCCGCTTCCGTGGAATGGAGCGCAACAGCCGGGCCGTGTCCCTGCCGCTCGATCTGGGCTGATCCGTCCCGCATGTCCCGGCCGTCCCGCTGGCTCGGGACGTGGGAAACGCCTGCAAATACTGGGTTTGTCCCGCTTGTCCCGCTTGTCCCGCTTTTTCGTGGGGGATAGCCCCTCATGCGCGTGCGCGTGTGCGCGTGCGCGCGCGTGTGTGTGTGTATGTCTATCTGTAGAAACGGGACAAACGGGACAAAGCGCTCAGATCGCAGTGGTGGCGCGGTTTTTCGGCTGTCCCGCCTACCGGGACATGGCGGGACATGGCGGGACAGTCTTTGTGCTTCCGGAATCGCAGGGCTAGGATTCAGGCATCGGGCACAGCTACGCTGGCCCCGCCGGGTCGGTCCTACCCGCAAGGATGGACGCGGTGTCGGGGTTACGAGTGGCCCTGGCTGAAACCGCATCGGAGGCCCGGTTTCACGGGTTGGGGTCTATGGGATTTCCCATAGACCCCTTCTCGTTGGTGGGGTCGGCTCAGATCTCAATGCAGCCATAGGTCCGTCGGATTTCCGACGGACGTACGCCGCGATACAAAACCCAGGCCCTTGACGTGCTGCGGTCTGCTGTGCTTATGCTGCAGATGTCGGCAGCGATGCCGGCGCTCACTCGCTGCATTCACCATGACCAATACCGGCATCGTTGTCCGCACCTGGAACGACGCACCGATCAGCCGCCGCGATTCCGACGGCTACGCCGACGCCACAGCCATGTGCCAGGCCAACGCCAAGCACCTTCCGCATTACCTCAGCAACCAGCGCACCACCGAGTACATCGCCGCCCTGGCCGATGCCACCGGCCTCCAGCCCGCTCAGCTGGTGATCACAACCACCACAGGCCCCAACCACCTTCGCGGCACCTGGATTCACCCGCGCCTCGCCGTAGACCTCGCACGCTGGATCTCACCCGCCTTCGCCGTTTGGATGGATGGCTGGTTCCTCGATGCCGCCCATCAGTCACCACAGCCCGCTGCTCTGCCTGACCATCACTGCCAATACTGCGGCAAGCCGATCGACAATCTCAACGGTCGCCGTTACTGCTCCGCTGCATGTCGCAAACGCGCCTGGCGCCGTGCTCACAATCCTGCACTGATGGCGTCTTCACCGCCGCCTGCTCTCTCCATCCACCAACCAGCACCAACCCTCCCCCACGGCGTCCACGTCGTCGCCAACTCTCATCGTGAAGCAAGCTGGTTATGGGCTCTCGCTGTAGAAAAACACGTCGGCCAAGCACTCATGGCCAAAATCGTCGATGAGCGACAACGCCACATCACTCCATCGGTCCAGCTTCATCTTCTCAACGCTGCCTAACGTCTCCACAGCCTCGCCCTCCCAGGCGGGGCTTTTTATTACCTCACCCAGCAGACTGAACCAGCTGCTCATCCACGGTGAAGCGCGCCCCCTCCCTGGCCCTGCTCCTCGATCGCCAAACCCCCTGGCTCGCTTGGTGGCAGGAGCTCATCCTCAACTGGGTCGCCTCCTGGCCCAACGTCACCCAGCTCGAAGTCACCTCAGCCGATGGCCTCGAAACCATCACCTGGCAGTCCCCATCCCCACTAGACCGCCAGCGCCAGCACCTCGAACAACTCCTCAGGCGCTGAACATGCTCGACATCAGGCTTGATACTGACCTATCGACGCAGCTCGATCGGTTCTTCCTTCTGACCGAGCGAAACATTCGCTTTGCGACCGGCAAGGCGATGACCGCCACCGTTCGTCATGCTCAGGCTGCCCTCAAGGAAGACCTGCGTCGTACCTCCGGCGGCCCTATCCAAGGCGGTGCCACTCCCTGGACCATCGGCGGCACCTACATCCGCTTTGCGCGCCCTGATGACCTCACAGCAGAGGTCGGCCTACGCACTGATCAGCCACGCGCTGCAGGCCGCTACATCTCCGTGCTCACCAAAGGTGGCAAGCCACGCACCAAGGCCGTAGACCTCAAGGCCTCATCTCTCACCGACGGCCGGCGCTACACACTCGTCCCATCCCCGGCCCAACCCCTCGACAGCCGCGGCAACATCAGCCGCTCCAACCTCCGTAAGGCCCTTGAAAACCTCAACACCAGCGCCCTCAACCAGTCGCGCCCTAAGCAAGGCAACTCCCCGTTCTTCGCCCTCCCACTCCGCACCGGTGACCGCATCGGAATCTTCCAGCGCACTGGCCGTGGTCGCCGAACTACCACCCTGCGACTAATCCTCGACCCCACACCCAAGCCACGCGCCTCCACCTACGACCTGCGCGGTGATCTCAACCGCTCTGTGCAGCGTGTCTGGCCTGGTGAGATTCGCAAGGCCCTTGAAGCTGAGCTGCGGCGGGCCGGCTTCGGGTGATGGCCTATTGATTCTCAGTAGGCCACGCTGTTGTCTCTCAGTAAGCGGCTACTAATGAGAGCCATTGCACCGCAGGGGATCTCGGGTCCTACCAGGGCCTCGGCTGCGGTTATTTCCGACACCGCACGTATTTCCTAGCGGGGCTATTGAGAACTGCTTAAAGCTCAGGGCATAGAGCCCCCTGCCCCATCAGGCTCTTTTAAGCGGTCCGTAGCTTTAACTTAAACGCTTAAAGCCCGTTTCATGCTTGTCAGCTTCAGCGACTTTGCTCGACTGAAAGGCGTCTCGCCGGCTGCGGTGACGATCGCGAGCAAAGAGCGGATCAAAGACGCGATTGTGCTTCGAGACGGCAAGAAGTTGTTAGATCGGTCAAAGGCTTTGGAGCTATGGGACCGGAATACAAGCCGAAACGGCTCAGAGCGGCTGTCAAAACGAGCCAAGGAGCGTGATCGCAGGCCGTTCGATGGCCAGGTTGTTGATCAGCCGACCAAACAGGAGCTGCGAACGCTGATCATGGGCCTGCCTGAGGATCAGATTCCAGGGCTGGATGTGAGCAGGGAGCGTAGGGAGCACTACAACGCGGAGATTGCGCGGCTTGATGCGTTGGAGAAGCGGAAGGAGTTGGTGTCTAATGATGAGGTGGTCAGAGAAGCCAGCCGGCTAGCGCGGCAGGTGCGTGATCTGCTGCTGATGATCCCAGGCCGGAATGCGGCAAAGCTGGCCACGATGAGCGATACGGAAGCGGTACGCGCCTTGCTGAGTCAGGAGATTGAGGCAGCGCTGAGAGGGCTGGCCAATGCCTGATGGTGCAGCGATCTATCGGCAGGCGTTCATCGATGCGATTCAGCCCCCACTGGATCTCACGGTTAGCGAGTGGGCAGATGCTGAACGTGTGCTGACGAGGCGCAGTAGCTCAGAGCCTGGAGCATGGCGAACTGATCGGGTGCCATATCTGCGTGAGCCAATGGACCTGTTGAGCCCGCGAGAGAAGCAGATCAAACGTGTGATTCTGATGTTCGGCAGCCAGTCAGCTAAGACCGAAGCTGGATTGAACTGGTTAGGGCGAACGATTGCACTGGATCCAGCGCCATTTCTGTGCATGTTTCCAACAGAGAGCTTTGCTAAGCGTCAGATTCGGCAACGACTTGTGCCATTGTTTAATGATTCACCAGCGGTGAAGGCTAAGCAGATAAGTAGCAAGTCTCGCGATGCTGCTAATTCGATGTTTTTGAAAGAGTTTCAGGGAGATATGCTGCTCAGCATTATTGGCGGCAATAGCGGAAGTGCAGCGCAGGGGATGCCAGCCCAGAACGTATGGGCTGATGAGGTGTCTAGCTTGCCGCTGGAGATTGATGATAAGGGTGACCCGTTAGAGAATGCAGAGGCTAGGCAGACAAACTTTCCAGATCGAAAAGCACTGATTACGAGCACACCAGGAACACGTGGAGCATGTCGGATTACATGGGAGTTTGAAACCAGATCAGATCGTCGACGTTATGGAGCACTGATGCCATGTTGTAGCAAGCATGTATTTCTGGAATGGAAGCACATGGTATGGAATCGACCTGATGGAGAGGTATTTTGCGAGTGTCCAGAGTGTGGTGAACGTGTTGAGCAGCACCATAAGGGAACGATGTTGGCTGGTGGTATCTGGATACCGACAGCAAAGGGAGATGGTGAGACAGCTGGCTTCCATCTACCAGGCTGGTATGCACCATATGGCTGGTTGAGCTGGGAGAAGATACGAGACGAGTTTCTAAGGGCAAAAGGTGATCCGCTACTGCTTAAGGGCTGGGTGAATAAGCGTGCTGCAGAGGCATGGGAGGATGAGAATCTGGCGAGGGTTACGGCTGAGGGACTGTTAGCGCGGATTGGCGATGGTGCACACGATTCTGGTATGTGTCCATCTGGTGTTTTAGCTGTGCTAATGGCAGTTGATACACAAGACAGCTGGCTTGAGGTAAGTGTGTGGGGATATGGTAAAGGCGAAGAGAAGTGGAGGATATGGCATCAGAAGATAGAAGGTGATCCTGGTAAAGATGATGTATGGGAGCAGGTAAGCACGATTCGGCGGATAGAATGGCCGCATGAAAGCGGAACAAAGATGAAAGCAACTTTCTGTGCTGTTGATACGGGTGGGCATTATACGGGCGAAGCGTATGAGTATTGCAGACAGCATGCGAACGAGGGCGTTGTAGCGATTAAGGGGAGCAATCAGAAGAATGCACCGGTATTAGGCAAGCCAAGTAAGCAGGATGTGAATTTCCGTGGTCGAGTGGTTAAGAACGGCGTGAATCTGTACATGGTTGGAACTCATGCTATTAAGCGAACAATCTACAGCCGTCTGAAGATTGAAGAACCAGGGGCTGGATACGTCCATTTTGATCGTGGTACTACTGAGGAATACTTGAAGGGTCTGACTTGTGAACGGCTGCAGCCAAGGTACGTGAAAGGGTTTCAGGTGCTGGAGTGGGTGAAACCAGCGGGTGCGAGAAATGAGCCGCTTGACCTCGCTGTGTATTGCGACGCAATGCTTGAGCTACTGAAACGCCGCTACAACCGCGCAACGATGTGGGATCAGCTGGAGGCGCAGCTTGAGGCAGCACGTGAGCGGCCTGGTGCTGGTGGGTTGCTGTCGAGGTCTAAACGGTTTGGTTCATAGACTCGGGATATGGCAGGAATCACGCTCGTTACGGCACAGACTCGGCTAGATGATTATCTAGCGGCAGAGCTTGCTGTGCTTGGGAACCAGGAATATACGATCGGCAGCGGCACAGCAGGCGCTAGGAAGCTACGGCGTGCTGATCTGGCTGAGATCCGTAAGGGAATTGAGTATTGGGAAGCGAAGGTTAAGGACTTGACGATGCGTAGCCAGGGCCGTGGGCGGTCGATTACGTTGCGTCCGAGGTTCTGATGGGTCGTAGCAAACGGCGACAGAAGGATGTTGCAGCTATCGCTGCACAGCAGGAACCAGCGGCGATGTTGTCGTGGGGCTTCGGGATGGGAATGCCCGGCACCTCACGGCTAGCTGGTAATGATCGGTTTGTGAATTGGCGGCCGATCGTTACTGATGCTGATGGCCAGGCTCAGTTTGATCTGGCTGATCAGCGTGCGTTTTCACGTGATCTAGAGCGTACGGCGCCGATCGCTACAGCTGGCATCGAGACTAAGGCATCGTATGTCATTGGCGGCGGGTTGACGCTGCAAAGCCGTATCGATGCGGAAGAATTGGGCCTTAGCGCAGAGGAAGCTAGCGCATGGCAACGTAGAACAGAGCGGCGTTTCAATATCTGGGCATCAGATCGGCGTTCTTCGACGAATCGTAGGCATGATTTCTACGATTCGCAGGATTTAGCGTATCGCGGCAGGCTTGTAAGCGGTGATTCGTTTGTGTTGTTGGCAGATCGGGAGCGTAGGGACTGGCCATTTCGGTTAGCGCTGCAGGTTATTGAGGCTGATCGTGTTTGTAATAGGGATAATGCAATGAATACAGCCACGATGGTGGATGGTATTGAGTATGACACGTCTGGAGAGCCTGTAAAAGCATGGATTGCAGCGCATCATCCTGGCCGGTTGCTGCCTGGTGGTGCTCAGAGCTGGTCTGAAGTGCCGTTTTACGGTAATTCAGGCCGTTGTAACCTGATTCAGGTAGCCAGGATTCTGAGGCCTGGTCAAACACGCGGCATTCCTGATCTGGCGCCGATTATCGCCACGATTAAGCAGCTGGATCGTTATAGCAATGCTGAGGTTGACGCCGCTGTCAATAGTGCAGCGCTGGCGTTGTTCTCTACGATGGATGCGGAGGCGTTTCGGGACGTATTTTCGGATCCAGCAGACCAGGCTTCGTATATTCAGAAAGCAGCAGAGTGGGATGGGACGGTAAATAGCGGCAAGGCTATCAATTTGTTCCCTGGTGAGAGCATCACATCACCAACACCAGGGCGACCGAATCCTAATTATGACCCGTTCTTTAACTCATTCCTGAATTTGGTTGGGATGGGTCTGAATATCCCTAAAGAGGTGCTGCAGAAGGCGTTCAATTCGAGCTATTCAGCCAGTCGAGCGGCATTGATGGATGCATGGCGGACGTTCAGGATTGAGCGTACGAGGTTTGCACGGCAGTTCTGCCAGGTGGTATATCAGGAATGGCTGGCGGATGCTGTAGCACTTGGGTTGATTGAGGCGCCTGGATTCTTTGCTGATCCGTTTATTCGTGCCGCATGGTGCGGTGCGCAGTGGAGTGGTGATGGCCCTGGGGCGCTGGATCCGAAGAAAGAGGCGGAAGCTGCTGAGATTCGGATGCGATCTGGTGTGACGACGCTGGCGAAGGAAACGGTGGCATACGACGGTTCGGATTGGGAGGATAACCACCGGCAGCGTGCCGAGGAAGTGCGGCGTCGTACTGCGGACAATCTGGAGATGCCTGCACCGGTTGATGCTACGAATCAGGCGCAGGACAATACCGATAACACACCTCCCTAGGTTGAGAGTATGACTACTGTTCTCGACATCCTGTCTTCACCGTGGGCGATTGAGCCTGAGCGGTTGCAGCAGATTCACGCGATCTACGATGCGCGTGTCAGAGGTGAGCAGCCTGATTTTGAGGCGATCGAGGCGCGGCTTGGTAGGCAACTGAGCAATGAGCGTCAGCAGGCTTATGAGGTGCGCAATGGAGCAGCGTTGATCCCGCTGCGAGGCGTGCTTGGCCGCCGCATGAATCTCATGTCCAACATGAGCGGCGGCACGTCTACTGAGTTGTTTGCACGTGATGTGCAGGCAGCGGTTGCAGATCCAGAGGTGCAGTCAATCGTGTTGATGGTTGACAGCCCTGGCGGGACTGTAGCCGGTACGCAGGCTGCTGCATCGGTGGTGATGGCAGCCAGGGGCACCAAACCCATTGCGGCAATGGTGGAGGGCACGATGGCCAGTGCTGCGTACTGGATCGGCAGCGCTGCTGATGTAGTGGTGTTGGATTCGACCACTGCGCAGGTCGGCTCGATTGGTGTGGTGGCTACGCACACGGACATCAGTAAGGCTGAGGAAGCAGCCGGCGTGAAGACTACCGAGATTGTTGCTGGATCCTACAAACGGATTGCATCGCAACATGGTCCGCTGACTGAGGCAGGGCGTAAGTCGATCCAGGATCAGGTGGACTATCTATATGCGCAGTTTGTGCAGGACGTAGCCATGCAGCGTGGCGTGAGTGAGGAAAAAGTGCTCAGCGATATGGCTGATGGTCGGGTGTTTATCGGTCAACAGGCTATCGATGCTGGATTGGCAGATGGGGTCAATACATTGGATGGTGTAATCGCTTTGCTTAACGAGCGGGTGCAGTCCCGTTCAATTCTGCCCACCGCAACCTTTTCTATGACTCCTGAAGATCTGGCCGCTGAATGGGCGGCCGAAAACCCTGAGGCTGCAGCAGTTCTGCGAGCTGAGGGTGCTGCTGCTGAAACCCAGCGTGTTAATGATGTGCGCGCCCAGCTGGTGCCTGGTCACGAGGCTCTGATTGAAGAGCTCGCATCCGACGGCCACACGACTGGTGACGAAGCCGCCCGTGCGATTGTGAAAGCAGAGCGCCAGGTTCGTGCTTCGCAAGCGCAGGAGCGTGTTAGCGAAGCCGTTGCACCGCTGCCTGATGCCCCTGCCCCTGAGGGTCTGGAGGCTAAGGAGCAGGAGCCTGCGCCTGAGATCAATCCGCATGAGCTCGCCGCACGTGCGCGCGAAATCGTTGATGAAGCCCAAGCGAAGGGCCGGTCTATTTCGCTGCCTAACGCCGTGGCTCAGGCCCGGCGTGAACTCACCGCCGCCTGAGGTTCATTATGACTCTCCGCAATCAAGGACTTACCAAAACCTATAACGCTGGCGGCACCGTCAACCCGTCGCGTTTCGTGAAGCTGAACGACGATGAAACCGTCGTGCAATCAGCTGCAGCTGCTGATCTGACGATCGGCGTGTCGGACTACAACCCGAACGCCACCGCTGCCGTAAGCGGTGAGCGTGTGGATGTGGTGATGGAAGGCATTGTGACCGTGACCTATGGCGGCACTGTGACTCGCGGCCAGATTGTGATGGCTGACTCCCAAGGTCGGGCCGTCAATGCCACTGCTGCAGCTGGAACCAACATCCGTGGCTGTGGCATTGCGCTGATTAGCGGTGTTTCCGGTGATCTCGGCGCGGTGCTGCTCTCTCCTGGTTCGTTCCAGGGCTGACCTTTTCTCTGAGGATTGAACCATGGCGAACATGAATTTTCCGTTTCCTATTCAGCAGGAACTGACCGCCATTGCATTGGCGTATCAGAACCGCAGCCTGATTGCTGATCTCGTGCTGCCCCGCACTCCTGCCCCTGCGCGGGAGTTTAAGTGGCTGCAGATGAATCGTGATCAGATGTTCACCGTGCCTGAAACCACGGTGGGCCGTAAAGGTCAGCCCAATGAGGTTGAGTTCGGCGGCACTGAAGTTCCGGGCTTTGTCCGTGATTACGGTCTGGATGACGTTGTACCGAATGAGGACATCTCATCTGCTCCTGCAGGGTATGACCCTCTTGGGATGGCTGTTACCGGAATCTCTGAGCTGATCGCGCTTGACCGTGAGAAGCGAGTGGCTGATACGGTTTTCAACCTGAATACCTATCCGGCTGCTAACCGCACCACGCTGAGTGGTACAAGCCAGTGGAGTGATTACACCAACTCGGATCCATATACCGCCATTATGACGGCGATGGATGGGATGCTGATGCGCCCCAATATTGGTGTGATCGGTCGTCTGGCATTTTCCAGGCTGCGTGTTCACCCGAAGATCACTGCGGCCTTGGCGCCGAGCTCTAACGGCAATAGCTCGACTGTGAACGCTGGTGGTGCACCTGCTACAGCACAGGCGATCGCTGATCTTCTTGAGCTGGATCAGATCATCATCGGCGAGGCGTTTATCAACACCGCTAAGCCCGGCCAGACCGCCAGCCTGAGCCGTTGCTGGGGCAATCACATGGCTCTGTTGCATCAGAACCCGATTGCCACTATTCGCGGTAACGCGATCACGTTCGGCTTTACGGCTGAGTGGGGCAATCGTGTGGCGGGTAGCATGCCTGAGCCGAAGGTTGGTCTTCGCGGTGCTCAGCGTGTGCGCGTTGGCGAGAGCGTCAACGAGCTGATCGTGGCCTCTGATGTGGGCTACTACTTCCAGAACGTGGTGGCCTGATCATGACTGCTTACACGGTGTTGATTGGTCCCATTGATCACGATGGGGAGCGACATGAAGAAGGCGCTCATCTGAGTATGAGTGCAGAAGAAGCCGAGCTGTTGGTGTCGCAAGGCATCATCAGCGAAGCTGAGGCGCCAAAGCGTCGGCGTGCTGAGGCGGAGGGCTAATGGCATTTGTCGAGGATCTCAGCATCTTCCTGGCTGATTTCGGTAAGCCAGTGGTTGCAGGGGCTCAAGCGGGCCTCGGGATCCTCGATATGCCTGGGGAGTACGTGCTGGGTGATCGTGTGATCAATAACCAGCACGTACTCACCGCCGAAGCATCCAAGTTTGGTGGCCTGTCATACGGTGATTCGCTTACGGTTGATGGGCAACCATATGCTGTAAAGGAAGGACCTCTGAGTCTGGCGGATGGGGCATTCTGCGCCATTTTGCTTGAGGTATTGGAGGCAATTGAAAGCATCGGAATGATCTACGTCGAGACGATCATTCAAGCCAGCACGACAATCAGAGCGCAGCCATGACAAACATTCCTCAGCTACCGTTTAGTGGCCAGCAGCTGCGGGATACGCTGAGCGCGCTGGATACAGCGATAGATGGTAAGGAAGCAGCTGGAGCGGCTACAGCTGCTGTAGCGGCGCACGTTGCAGCTGCAGATCCTCATCCTGCTTATCTAACTCAGGGTGAGGGTGATGCGAGGTATGCGCCTATTGGCACTGGCGGCCTTGCTGCCTACACGCATACGCAATCCACGCCAGCAACGACGTGGACAATCAATCACAATCTGGGTTATCGCCCGAGCGTTGAACTGTTCAACAGTGGAATGCAAGAGATTGACGCGGAGATTGCACATCCGAGCGTGAATCAAACCGTCGTTACACTGAACCCAGCAACAGCTGGACTCGCCCGCCTGATCTGAGGTCATCATGCCCCGCAACGTTTTCACCGACTTCGACTTCCAGGGAGTCTCGAAGCCCATCAATCTTCCGGCCCCGACCAATAGCGGTGACGCAGCGAACAAGGCCTACGTGGATTCGGCCGTTGAGGGCCTCGCGTGGAAGGATTCGTGCCGTGTTGCGACGCAGGCGAACCTGAACCTGGCCAGCCCTGGCGCGACGATCGACGGCATCACGATGGCCAGCGGGGATCGGGTGTTGGTGCGTGCGCAGACAGCGGGCGCTGAGAACGGCATCTACGTGTGGAACGGCGCCGCGACGGCAATGGTCCGGTCGCTCGATGCCAACACGTTCCCTGAGCTGGAGCAGGCCACCACGACCGTGGAGGAAGGCACCGGCGCTGGCGTGACCTACCGGCAGACAGCGGTGAACGGCACGCTGGGCACTACGGCGGTGAGCTGGACCACGCTGGGCACCAGTGCGCCGACGGCCAGCACCACCCAGGCCGGCATCATGCGCCTGGCGACCCAGGCTGAGGTCGACACTGGCACCGCTGCTGATCTGGCAGTGTCGCCGCAGACGCTGACAAGCTGGAGCGGTCGACTGCGGAAGGTCTCCGCAAACGTAGGCGACGGTAGCGCTACCAGCTACACGGTGACGCACAACCTGAACACCCGCGATGTGATCGTGCGTGTGTTCCCCAACTCAGGCACCTTCGATGATGTGGAGGTGGATGTGCAGCGCACCAGTGTGAACGCGGTGGCGGTGGTATTTGCAACGGCTCCAGCTGCTAATGCTTACCGCGTGGTGGTGCTCGGCTGATGACCAGAGAGTTTCTCACACCACTTGATTTGAAGACTGAGCTGCTGCTGAGCGGTTCGGCCGGCACGTCTGGTCAGCAGGTCACGTCACAAGGCCCTGGGCTGCCGCCGGTGTGGGGTGCGCCTGGGAGTGGCGGCGGCGGCCTGCCATCCCCCGGCGTGGCGCCATGGAGCGGCGGCAGCGGGTCGATAATCGCGCCGAATAGCTGTTCTGGCACGCTTTCAACTGCCAACGCCCAAGCAAGCACTATTTATTTCCATCAGATCTTCATACCTGAGACGATTACCGTCACTCAGTTGATCTGCCGCACAAGCTCAACATATTCCGGAACCAATGACGTACTGCTTGGCATCTATGCAAATACCCAATCACGTCCGACCACAAAGATTGTTGAGGCATCGCTGCAGATAACAGCAAGTGGGGCGGCAACGTATGCGGTAGCAATTAGCCAATCTTTGTCAACCGGTTGGTACTGGCTGGCGTTTTTATCAACATTAAACGGCACGCCGAATTTTGCCGCCAACACCGCTAGCGCAGCTGGTATTAGTGGCGGCATGTTTGGTGAATATACCAATGCTGGTGCTCCAATCAGCTTTGTTCAGCAAACCGGCACGTCCGTGCTGCCCGCCACCGTGGGAACGGTTACAGGAGTATCTGGAAACCGCCCTGTCTGTTTCTTGGGGGTGTAAGCATGAACCGCGTGGTCTTGATTGATAGCAACGGGCAGACCATTCAGACACTTGAGACTGAAGGTGACGCGCCAGCGCCTAACTACCAGGACTTCTATAACAGCTTGCTGGGGAGCATGACCTATCAGGCGGTTCTTCAGACACCCGCCACTGCAGAGCAAGCCAAGGCACTGGCCATTTTTGTGAGCGCGATGCAGGACGCAATGGCGGGCCGGGTGAACCCTCCGGCGCTGCAAGGCGCAATCTGGCTACTGCTGAGCCAGGTGGCGCTCACTGAAGCTCACGTTGTTGAGCTCTCGGAACTGATGACCAGATACCACCTGAGCAGCACGTACACGCTGTCCCCGCAATGACCGCCAGCATTCGCGAGCAGATCCTGAACCGGATTCATACGGTTACGTTGCCCGGCACAGTGCAGGTTGGTAGCAGAATCTATCGCTCCAGGGCGCAAGCGTACGCTCGCAGCGAAGCACCGGCCATAACGATCAGCCCCGGCGAGGAAAAGCCGATCAACGCACCGCGCACGATCGGTGCCAGCATGGGCCGTTTAGACCTTTACCTACCGGTGCTGATCGAGGTCTACGTTCGTGGTGACGTACCGGATCAGCTAGCAGATCCGATCGGCGTTGATATTCATGCCCGGATGATGGCCGATCGCACGATGGGTGGTCTGGCCATTGATGTGCAACCCGATGGCTGGCGGCCTGACTACGAGCAGGCTGATGCCACTGCTGGATGGATGGGCTCCAAATTCCTGATCCGCTATCGCTGCCTCGACGATGCGATCAATCAACAATGAGGTGGTCCATAGGCTGATGCAGTAACGCTTGCTGAGCTAATGGCTGAGCACTATCAAAACCATGGACGCAGTGGAGAGTATGTGATGCTCCCTACTGGCGAGGTTGTGCCAGCCGCAGAGGCTGCGAAGGTTAAGCCTGCTGCTCCAGCAAAGGCTGTTACAGAGTCCACTGATAAGGCTGGAGACAAATGAGCCTCCTCATTCGTAACTCGTTTCTGCTGGTCAAGAGCGAAGCAACCTACAGCACAGCTGGCAGTTTGGCGGCCACTGACGCCATGCGGATTATCTCATTGGAGGTGAATCCGATTACCGGCGATCGTATCCAGCGGAACCAGATCAAGGGCTTCCTCGGTGCTGATCGTGCTGCCCTGGCCCGCGAGCATGTTGCTGTCACCATCACGTTTGAATGGGGCGGAAGTGGTGCAGCTGCTACTGCTCCCAGGTTCTCGCCGCTGCTGCTGGCCTGTGGGATGAACCTAACCAGTTCAGCGGAGCTTGCCGGTAGCGCCGTCGCTGGATCAGCCAACACCATCACGCTGGCGGCAACTGCAAGCGCTACAAGCGGCATTTACGTTGGCTATCCGATCATCATTACCAGCGGCACCGGTAATGGCCATGCTGGCATCATCACGGCCTACAACGGCACTACAAAGGTAGCCACTGTGGTTCCGACTACAGCTACATTTGTGCCTGGTGCCAGCAGTGGGTACAAGATCCCAGCAGTATCGCTGTATCAACCGATCAGTACCTTTGGCGCTAACTCCAGCGCAACGCTGATCGCCGTGAAGGATCAGAACGTGCATCGTATTGAGGGCTTCAGGGGTAGCATTGCACTTAATGCACCTCTGAATCAGTACGGTACATTCACTGTTACTGGGCTTGGTCGTTATACGACACCAACCGCGCGCACCACTGAGTCGTTCACGTTTGGCAACCAAGCCGATCCTGTGCCCGTGACCCCGCGTCACACCAGGGCGTTGCAGTTCCAGGGTTATGGGCCGTGTGCTGAAGGTTTCACATTTGACTGGGGCCTGAGCACCACGTTCCGCAGTCTGATTGGTTGCACGCCAGAGGCTGAGATTACCGATCGTGCAAACCCGAACGGTACGCTCACAATCGAAAATCCGCCTGTAGCAACGAAGGATTTCTTCACTGCTGCAGCAGATAGCACGGGTGCTAGTGATGGTCCCTTCATGGTGCAGCAGGGCACTGTTGAAACGCAGAGCTCGATTTTCTATGCACCACGAACGGCAATCAGTGGTGACCTGTCATTCTCTGATTCAGAGGGGGTTGACATGCTGAACATTCCGTTTACTGCACTGCCGACCAGTGGCAACGACGAAACCCGCCTGATTTTCTTCTGATCTCATGTTTGTACTCGATCAGTCTGATTCCTATTTCTGGCCGGTTAGCATCGAGCTGCCGGAGAACGGAAAGAAGAAGACCTTTACCTTTGATGCGGAGTTTAAGCGGCTGCCGCAGGAGGATGTAGAGAAACTACGGCAGCGTCATACAATCCAGATCAAACGGATTGTAGAGGCGATGGACAGTTACAAAGATGAGGATGGTCTAGGCATCAATGATGCTGGCGATGAAACGCGCGAGCTTTGTGATGCCGTGATTTGCGGCTGGGCAAAGGTTAAGGATGCCGCTGGTGATGATGTGCCGTTTACGGAAGCATCCAAGCGGCGGATGTATCAGGTGCAGGGTGCCCCGGCTGCGATTTTTGACGCCTGGATTGAAAGCCTGGGCCAGCCCAGTGAGAAAGGCGCTGCGAGAGCTGGAGGATTTCGGGCAAAAAACTAAGGGACGCGGCGCGGTTCATAGCTGACGCCGCGAAACAGTCGGAACCTGATGATGGCAAGGATGCCGAGGATGCAGCAGCAGTCTTCGGCATCCCGCTTGATACTGAACCGCGAACAGAGCAGCCAGCTGAGTTTGCGATTGTGCCAGACAATGCTGCTGTTGTTGGATGGTTCATGCGAATGCAGACGCAGTGGCGTGTGGGCATGAACGGCCCGATTGGTCTGGATTATGGCCTATTTCTAATGTGGGCTAAAGATGAGGGTGTGAAGCGTAAGGATCGGCTATGGCTGCTGGATGATCTCCGATTGATGGAGAGCGAGTATCTGAAAGCGATCCGTTGATCCGTAATCTGTAGTAGGGACGGCCTGGTGTATGGCGCTGAATCTGGACACTGCGATTCGGCTGAGTGCTCAGGTAAAGGGTCTTGATCAGTTCAAGGCGTTGGCTGATCGGCTGCTTGGCGTTAAGTCTGGCTCTGAGTCAGCGAGCGGTGCTGTTCAGCAGCTATCAGGCGAATCAACGCGGCTGGGGCAAGAAGCGGTCAAGGCGGCCAGTGGTGTCAAGGTTCAAGGTGCAGCGCTGCAGGATTTGCAGGCAAAGACCAGGGCCAGTGGCGCAGAGGCCCGCCGCACCGGTAGCGAGTTCGGATCGCTGGGCGGTGTGTTTCAGCGGCTGCGTAGCCAGAGTGCTGGTGTACTTGATGGCGTCACCCAGTCCAGCGGGAAGGCCGCCAATGGGATCAGGGAGTTTCAGCGGACGATTCAGCTCACCGACGGCGATCTCGTGCGGATGCGTGAGCAGCAGCTGCAGCTGGCGGCATCAAGCAAGACGACCGAGCTATCGCTGAAGCAGCAAGCGGAAGCGTTGAAGCGGCTGCGAGAGCATGCCGAGGTTGGTGGTGGCGTCTACAAAGCACTCAGTGGCGATATTGCCAGGCTGCAGGCGGCAAACAAGGGTCTCGATGGCGCTGCGCAACAGAGCAGCCAGTCGATTGCGCAGCAGATCCAATCGCTGACGGCGCTTCAGGCCAGCCTGCAGCGGACCGGGCATGACTTCGGCGCCACCGGCCAGCAAATCAATGCGTTGAAGCAACGCGCCGCCGAGCTTGGCCAGGCATGGGAGCCAGGCATTCGTGGCCTGAAGTTGCTTGGCAAGGCAACAGAGGAAATGACAAGTCAGCAGTCCAGCCAAATGGACAAGCTGAAAGGTGTGCTGGCGCAGGCGGGCGAAGGTTACAAAGCACTGGGACAACAGATCCAAGACCTGAAGGCAAAGGCCGCAGGGCTGGATCTGAGCAAGGGCCTCACCGTTGGCAACGTTGCTCAGGGCACCACCAGCGCGATTCAAAGCATCGTGCAGATGCGTCGCGACTTAGCCAAGTCAATGACTGGTCGTGTGCTTTTGACCGGTGAAGGCTTGGCCACTGCTGGTGTTGCGGGTGCTGCTGGTATGGGAGCTGCATCCGGTCTCGGCGGACTGGCTGGTGGTGCTCAGTCAGTTGCTAGCAGTCTTGATGCAATTGCCGCTAAAGCCGCAGCACTACCTGGCTTGCTTAAGCCGTTGGGTGGGCTGCTGTCTGAACCTGCAGCAGCTGCGGCAGGGGGGATTGCTGATCTGGCATCTAATCTCACCGCAGCACAGGCGAAGCTGGCGGCATTGTCCGCGCCGTTTGAAGCAATCGGCACAGCTATCAGTGCGATTGGCCCTGAAGCATCTGCTGCCGCTGGCGTGGCGTCACTGGCGATCGCTGGTGTGTATCAAGTGCTTAGCCGGCAAGCGGATGAAGCACAAGCTGATCTGGAGCGGTCGTTTAAGGGAATCAGTGACAGTGCTCAAGAGGTATTGCAGAACCTTACACGTCTGTATGACAAAGTTCCTGCTGCTCGACTTGCGGCACAAGAAGAACTGAGGCAGCGGAATCTACAGCGATTGGGTGAGCTGCCTTCTGATTCAGTTGAAGCGCGCCGGGCAGCAAATGCAGTCGCCACCGCAGAACGCGAGATTGAGCGAATCCAGATCCAGCAGCAGAACCTGCTGGAGCGGGCCAGGGGCGAGGAGAACCGCCGAACAGATGCGGTTCGCGAGCAGATCAACCTGGCTCGCCAGCGGCTGTTTCAGCAGCAGGCCGAGACTCGTCTCGCTCAGGAGGCCTACAACTGGGAATGGCTGCGCAATCGCGAGGCTGCAGCGCGGACCCGTGCCAGCAGCGGCAATTCTGCCGCCGTTCAGGATGCACGGCTACGGCTGGAGGATCAACGCCGCGCGACGGCTGAAGCCCAGTCTTCACGCAACTGGGAATGGCTCCGCAACCGCGAATCACGCGCCAAGATCGGCCAGGACGAAGCCCTGATGGCGCGATCAGCGGCGGCCGATGCTGCAGCTGCTGCCGACCTGCGCCGCCGCGCTGCAGCAGCATTCCCGGCGCCTACCACCCTTGCGCTACCAGCTGCAGGGCAGACCAGCTTCCAGGGTGCCATTGACAGCAGAGGCTTTGGTGGTGGTGCAAGGGCTCGCGTCAACAGTGGCGAAACGCCTCTGATCATGGCCACCGATCGCCCAAGTCGTCAGGCATTCCGTGGTGGCAACGACTACGCGGGGCCTGGATTTGGCATCAACAGCAATACTGCCAATGCAACGACCCAAGCGGCAGGCCGCACCCGTGGCGCTTTGGCGGAGCTGTTCCTGACCATTGATCGAGTCACAAGCTCAAGCAACGGCAGCATCAATAGCCTCCAGCGGCAACGGTCGGCATGGGAAGCGCTGCGTAACGCGGTGAACCCTGCGGCGCCGGCTTATGCCAAGGCCACGCGAGAGGTGGAAGCCCTCGATAAACGGCTGCAAGCGCTGACCGCTACCCAGCAGAAACAGGAGCGCCAGGGCATCGGCCGTGAGGTATTTGGTAGCGCTATTGGCTCACTCGCTGCTGGTGGTGGGTTCCAGGGTGCTGTGGGTGCTCTAGCTGGTGGTCTGGCGTTTAGCGGTGGCCCTGCTGGGATTGCTGCTGGTGCTGGCATCAGCGCAGCGCTGGGTGTTGGTGCGTTGGCCAGCCGGGTTGGTGTGGACGCTGAGATGGCTCAGGTGCGGCTGAAGGCTCTGACCGATCAGTTCGGAGAGTACAACCAGGCGCAAGCTGCAGCGGCACGGATCGCTAGCACGCTGCGGATCAGCACGGTGGAGGCGCAGGATAGCTTCGGCAAGCTGTATGCGGCGCTACGGCCTACTGGAGTGACGCTGCAGGAGGTGGAGGATGCATTCATTGGGTTTACCGCTGCTGCCAGAGCCAGTGGTGCCACGGCTCAAGAATCGAGTTATGCGTTGCTCCAGCTGAAGCAAGCGCTGGGTTCTGGGATTCTGCAGGGCGATGAACTGCGGTCTATCAGGGAGCAGGCTCCGGCAGTGGGGCAGGCGATTGCTAAGGAGATGGGCGTCACGATCGGTGAGCTGAAGAAACTAGGTGAACAGGGCAAGATCACCACGGATATTGTGCTGCGTGCATTAGCGAAGCTGAAAGGCGAGAAGCTGGATCAGCTTAATGAACAGTTCAATACCAGCGCTCAGGCTATTAAAGACCTACAGATTGCTACTGAGAACTTTGGGAGGATTGTCGCTCAAGTATTTGGCCCTACCGCTGTTGCGCTGTTGAAAGGTTTTACTTTTGCCCTTCAAGGTGTAAATGCAGCTGCTACGGATGCTGCAAACGCACTTACAAAACCGAAGGCATATGCGGCTGAAGTCTCAATTCGGCAGGGACGCCTGCCTATGGGCATTGATGGAGCTGCTGAACTATTTAAGGGTTCTAGCGGTACTGGTGGAGTTGGTCTTACTGGATTGATTGCTGAGGCAAAAGAACTATCAAGGATGCGCAGGCAACCATACAACGATGTACTTCTGAAGCTAATGCAAGATAGGCTCAACCGTCTAGACACGCAGCAACAAGGAGGAACAACTCTGCAGCAGCAGGAGCGTGATGCTGCAGCAGGCGAGCGATCCGCCCCCCGTCGACGTGCTGCCGCTGCTGCTGCTGAAGATGCTGCCAAGAAGGCTGAAAAAAACAAGCCATCAGTAGAGGAACGGATCGCCGCACGCCCCTTCGGCCGCCAGATCATCGCTGCCGCACGTGCCAACAGCCTTGACCCAGCGCTGCTCGCTGCTGTGGTGTCCCAAGAGTCTGGTGGCAATCCACGCGCAATCAGCCGTTCCGGTGCCATCGGCCTTACCCAGCTCATGCCTGGCACTGCCCGTGAGCTCGGTGTGAACCCATACGATCCGCTCCAGAACCTCATGGGCGGTGCTCGATACCTCCGTCAGCAGATCAGCCGCTTTGGGCTGGAGGGTGGTTTGCGGGCCTACAACCAAGGCCCTGGCGCACAGATGCGTACGCCTAGCGGCAACAGCCGCGAATCACGGGAATATCCCGGCAAAGTGCTGGCTCGCTACCGCCAGCTCACTGGTGGAGAGGGTGATCTCACCGGGATGGATACCGAAGCGCTGCAGGCGCGGATCGAAGAACAGAAACGCATACAAGAGATCCTGCGCAGCCGTACCGCTGAAATTGATCTCCTAGGAGTCAAGGTAAACCTAGAAGATCAGATCGCTCAAGCACAGGGCCAGGGTGATCAGCTGCTGGCCCGCAGGCTGCAGGGTGAACAGAATATCGTAGATGTTCAGTCTCGTTACACTGAACTGCTGGCTGATCCGCAGAATCAAGATGCACAGATTCAGGAGCTGCTGACACGCCAAGGATTGCTTGAAGTGCAGGCCGAACAGCTTCGCACCGAACGTGAGCTACAGGATCTGCAGCGTCAGCGCGCCCAGGAACAGATGCAAGCGCTGCAGCAATACATCGAAAAACAGTATGAGCTGAACACTGCGGTACAGCAGCAGAAGGCGATGGCGGAGAGCATCTCCGGCACGATCGGCCAGGGTATGACCTCGGCTTTCGATGTACTAATCAGTGGCGCTGAGAACTGGGGTGAAAGCCTGAAACGTATCGCATCCGAAGCGCTGGTGGAGATCGCTAACCAGCTCATAAGGATCTACGTGATTGAGCAGGCTGTTAGTGCTATCAAGAGCTTCCTGTCGCCATTTAGTTCATCGACACCGATCGGCGCTGGTGGTGGCCAGGTTGGCAAGTTTGGCACTCTCGGCCCTAACTACGGTATACGGCAGTTTGAAGGCGGTGGTTTTACTGGCTACGGCTCTAGAAGCGGCGGAATTGATGGTCGTGGGGGTTTCCCTGCAATTTTGCATCCGAACGAAACGGTAATCGACCATACGCGCACTCGCGCTCCTGCTGGTGGCAGCTCTGCAGCACCGATCACCGTGAACGTCAGCGTCGATGCCACCGGTAGCAAGGTGCAGGGCGATGCCGGCAATAGTCAACAGCTTGGCCGTGCTGTTGCTGCTGCTGTGCAGGCTGAACTGGTTAGACAGAAACGACCTGGAGGGCTGCTGGCGAGCTGATTATGGCCACATTTACCTGGGCACCGAGCTTTGAGGCTACTGAATCCAACCGGCCTCGTGTCACTAAAGCTCAATTTGGAGACGGATATGAACAACGTGTCAGATTCGGGCTAAATACCAACCCAAAAGAATGGAGTCTCGTGTTTGAAGGTTGCAGCGATGCTGAGCGAGATGAGATCTGCGCCTTTCTTGAGGCGCGTGGTGGTTCAGATTCTTTCGACTGGACACCACCACGAGGCACTGCTGGGAAGTACGTCTGCGAAGACTGGCAGGTGACGCTACAGGTTTTCAACTACAGCAACATTCGGGCTACGTTCCGCCAGGTGTTTGAGCCGTAAGCGGTCATTAGTCTGTAGCTAAATCTGTCCATCGTAATGAGCACCATCGTTACCCGCTCTGGTAAGGGCTCGCCGCTCACCCATAACGAGCTGGACGCGAACTTCAATAACCTCAACAACGACAAAGCAGGTTATATCGCTGGCGAAGGTGGCGCCGTAGTTCAGGCCACCAGTAAGGCTACTGGCGTCACGCTTAACAAGCGTTGCGGTGACATCACGCTGAATGGCGCTGCACTTGCGGCTAGCACCAACGTTACATTTACGCTGACCAATAACACAATCGCCGCAACCGATTTGCTGGTGATCCAGCATGTCTCTGCTGGTACTGCTGGAGCCTATACGCTCACAGCTCAGCCAGCTGCGGGTAGCGCCACAATCACCCTGCGAAACGTGACGGCAGGCAGCTTAAGCGAAGCAATCGTTCTGCGGTTTGCAGTCATTAAAGCTGCTAACACCTGATGTATGTAATCAGCGGCTATTGGATCGCTGGGTATGTCATCAGCGATAGCCAGGCAGCAGTCGTTAGCAATCTGCAGGGCGTTGCACCAAGTGCCATCATTGAGCTGTTTCAGCTTGAGCTGAACCAATCACAGCATGGCGTCAATGAAACGTATTATTTTCATGCTGGCGTTAACGGTGCTAGTCAGGCGATCGTATGGGCAGGGCAGGAGTACATGGCGCTACCCATCGAGGCCGATGGTTTTGCTTGGAATGGTCAGGGCACCCTCCCGCGTCCGACATTGAGGGTAGCCAACGCACTCGGGACGATCACCACGCTGCTGTTGACGCTGCCTGACGGCTTGGAAGGCGCCAAGGTTACGCGGATCAGAACGCTAGCCAGATACCTAGATGAGTTTTCGTATGTTGCTGTTCAGTACGTCGAAGTAGGTTACGCAGAAAGCGGCGACGAATACGCAGAATGGCCCCGTGAGGTGTATTACATCGACCGGATGTCAAATGAAACGCCCGATGTTGTTGAGTTTGAACTGTGTAGCATCTTTGACTTGGCCGGCATTAGAGCGCCGAAACGCCAGTGTATCACCCGCTGCCAGTGGAAATATCGCTCTGCAGAATGCAGCTACAACGACAACAAATACTTTGATTCGACAGATAAACCAGTAGCAAATCTAAGTCAGGACGTATGCGGCAAACGTATCAGCAGCTGTGAAGCAAGGTTCGGCGTCAATCGGCGGCTTCCGTTTGGCGGCTATCCGGGCATCGGAGCGTATTCAGCATGACCTGGCGTGATGCTGCTCTGGAGCACGCCAGAACTGAGGCGCCGCGTGAATCGTGCGGCCTGGTGGTGGTTATCAAGGGCCGTGAGCGGTATGTGCCATGTCGCAATATAGCCGCGCAGCCTGACCAGATGTTCGTGATCGCCCCCGAGGACTACGCCGCTGCCGAAGACCTGGGCGAGGTGGTTGCGATCGTGCATTCGCATCCTGTGACCGCTGCAGTGCCCAGTGAGGCTGATCGGGTCGCGTGTGAAGCCAGCGGCTTGCCCTGGCACATTGTCAACCCAGCCCTGAAGAGCTGGGGTACATGCACACCCTGTGGCTACAAGGCCCCGCTGATCGGTCGCCAGTGGGTGTGGGGCATTACCGACTGCTGGAGCCTCGCTCGTGATTGGTACGCCGAACAGGGGATCATGCTGCGCGACTGGGACCGCCCGAGCGATCCGGCCGAATTTCTGGCGGCTCCGATGTTTGATCAGTGCTGGGCTGCGACTGGATTCCGCCAGCTCTCCGATAGCGAACCACTGGAGCATGGCGACTTGTTATTGATGAGCCTGAATGCGCCAGGCCTGAATCACTGTGGTGTGTTTCTTGAGGATGGCACCGTGCTGCATCACATTCAGGGCCGTCTGAGCAGCAGGGATTTGTTAGGCGGCTGGCTCCTAAAGTGTGTAGGTAGGAGGCTGCGTTATGCTGCGCAAGATTAAGCTCTACGGCCAGCTGGCGAAGTTTATTGGTCGTCGTGTTCTGCAGGCTGATGTTGCTACTGCTGCTGAAGCTGTGCGGTTTCTGCTGTCGAACTGGCCGGAGCTGGAGCAGCACATGGCGGATCAGCATTACCGGGTGAGTGTTGGTCGTTATGACGTATCAGTTGATGAGCTGCATGATCCAGCAGGTCGAGCAGATATTGAGATCGTGCCGGTGATTGCAGGAGCTGGAGCGACTGCACGGATTATTGCTGGTGTTGTATTACTAGCTGTTAGCTTTCTCGCAACTGCAGGTGGTGGCGCAATCTTTGGAGCTGCATTCGCAAAGAATCTAGGATTACTGGCCGCTGGACAGGCTATCGGCGCTAGTCTCATTCTCGGCGGCGTTGCCCAACTCCTAACGCCTGTCCCCAAGATTCCTCAAGGCCCAGATACTCAATCAGACCCTAGAAAAACGTTCAATTTCTCAGGCCTACAGAACTCCAGCCGCGCCGGTACTCCGGTGCCGCTGGTGTTTGGAAAGACGCTTACCGGCAGTGTTGTGATCTCTGCTGGCATTGATACCGTTCAGGTGAAAGTATGAAGATCAGTGGCGCTGGTGGCGGCGGCAAGGGTGGCGGTGGCGGTAGTGCTCGTACACCGTCTACTGCACCAGATAGCCTTGATTCGCGCCAGTACGCAACGGTCATAGACCTGATCTCAGCTGGTGAGATCGAAGGGATCGTCTCAGACGGCAGCGCTGACGACGCCTATCTGAAGTCTGTATATTTCAACGACACACCAATCAAGAGTCAGGTTGGTAATTACAACTTTAAGGATGTAGAAATATACACACGCAATGGTACGCAGACACAAGATCCGATCCCGTTTGCAGTTGGCACTGAAAACACAATCGGCCTAGGGGTCACAGTCCGCCAGGGTGTCCCTGCAGTCGTCACTGTGACTGATCAGGAAGTCGATGCCGTACGAGTTACGATCTCGATTCCAGCTCTCCAGCGGATTGATACGAAGACCGGCGACACCTCTGGATCATCGGTCACCATTGAACTTGCCGTATCGTATGCAGGTGGCAGCTACACAACAGTCGTTAATAGCGCTAACGGTGGCACGATCTCAGGCCGTACCGGTGATGAATATCGCAAGGACTACCTAATCAACCTAAAGCGTCCGAATCCTACCGATAATGTCAGCATCAGAGTTACACGTGTCACACCAGACAGCACTGATCAGCTACTGAGCAATGATACACAGTTTCTTAGCTATACAGAAATCGTCTACGCCAAGTTGGCCTATCCCAACTCTGCACTGGTTGGCCTGCGTGTTGACGCCGAACAGTTTAGCAGCATCCCATCGCGCAAATACTTAGTTAAGGGAATCAAGGTACGAATTCCGAATGGCGTTACAGTTGATCCTGATAATGGCCGCATTATCTATCCTGCTAATTTTGTGTGGGATGGAACGTTTGCACCAGCGACATGGACAGCATGCCCAGCCTGGATCTTGTATCACCTGCTTACCGACACAACGGATGGATTTGGTGATCACATTCTCACGCCATCTGAGCGGGCATCCTTTACAGGTAATGCTGCTAACCTCGACAAGTGGGCTTTCTACGCAGCGAGCAAATACGCCAATCAGCTCGTTGATACGGGCCTTGGTGATGGCAAGAAGGAAGCACGGTTCTCCTGTAACTGCACGATCCAGACTGCAGAGGAAGCCTACAAGCTAATCAATGATCTGCTTTCAGTGATGCGTTGCCAGGGCTTTTGGAGCAATGGCGGCCTCACGATTGCGCAGGATGCACCAGCAGATCCGAGCTACCTATTCACTAACGCAAATGTCATCGATGGTGTTTTCCGTTATAGCGGTAGCAGTCTTAAGACCCGGCCTAATGTTGCGATCGTTAGTTACCTAGACCTGGATCTCAAAGACATCGCCTACGAGGTGGTGGAGGATGCCGAGGCTATCGAAAAGTACGGTGCGGTTCGTACTGAAATCTCGGCGTTTGCCTGCACCAGTCGCGGACAGGCAAACCGCATCGGTCGCATGCTGCTCTATACCGAGCGGTACGAGAAGCAAGTTGTAGCGTTCACCGTTGGCGTCGATGCTGGTATCGCTGTACGACCTGGACAGGTAATCAAAATTGCCGATCGAATGAAAGCCGGATCGCGGCGTGCTGGGCGGATCGCTGCCGCCACGCTTACGACCGTGACAGTAGACGATACAGCAGAAACAGATTTGTCTGCTCCTGGTGGCTCTACGTTCAGCGTGGTGTTGCCGGATGGCAGCGTTGAAAGCCGCGAGGTGTCGTCTATTCAGGGGAATATAGTGACGGTCCAGGCACCATATTCAACAGTGCCAAATAGAAACTCAATCTGGATGCTGGAATCACCGGCATTGCAAAGCTCGCTGTGGCGTGTGTTGGCTATCGAAGAACAGGATGGGATTAACTATGCGGTTACAGCACTTGCGCATAACCCGAGTAAATACGCCTACATTGAAAACGGTGAGCCGTTGCAGCAGCGTGATATTACGAATCTGAACCAGATTCCGCCTTCTCCTGAAGCGCTAGCGCTTAACACCAGCAATGGTGCTGAGCAGCAGTATGTTCTAAATGGTCGTGTTGCTGTACGGATTACGTTCAGCTGGAAGCCGGTTGCTGGCATCAAATACTACCGTGTGAAGTACCGCCACGAAGATGATAATTTCACCACTGTTCAGTCACAGGGGCCGGTTTTCAATATCGAAGATGTAAAGCCTGGTGTTTATGAGATTCAGGTTTCAAGCATAAGCGCAAGCGGCATCTTATTTAGCGAGCCAGCCATTGCGCAATATACCGTCCAAGGTATTGGAGCAGCGCCTAGCAATGTTACAGGCTTGAGTCTTACGGCAATCAGTGAAACACAAGCCATTCTGACCTGGAACGAAGCCACTGATCTTGATGTCCGTGTTGGTGGCCGCGTGATTATCCGCCATGACCCGAGATCGGCAGCACAAGCGGAATGGGGTGCTTCTAACCAGGTCGTTGATGGTGTTGCTGGCACTTCTACTCAAAAACAGGTGCCGCTTATCCCTGGCACCTATCTGGTGAAGTTTGAGGACTATACCGGAGCACGATCAGTTAATGCGGCTATGCTGTACGTGAACCTGCCACAGTATCAGGCGAGGCTACACCTTGGGTTATACGTCGCTGAGAACTATGTCCTTGATTACTACGCTGGCGGCGTGCGATGGCGCGATGATCTGCGGCCTACACCGTTTGACGGGACCAAGCTGAACGTTGCCTATGACAATGCTGAGACGGCGTTGCTGCTGGCGCCTGATCTGTATGTTGCTGCAGATTATGCCGACGAATACTACGTCCTAGGCGGCCAGGCTGGTGAATACACGTTCGCTGAGACTCTGGATATGGGCGCAGTGTATGACGTGTTCTTCTATCGCAATATCCTAAGCCGCACTATTTCATCTGGCACGTTGTTTGATAGCACGTCTGGCCTCTTCGATTCTCAGGTTGGGTTGTTTGATGGTGTCAGTGAAGATGTCTCTAACGTTACGGTCTACATCCGTACCACGAACGACGACCCGAGCGGTTCTCCGAGCTGGGGCAACTGGAACGAGCTGGTTCATTCCACGATTCGTGGCAGGGGATTCCAATGCAAGGCGGTCCTCACCATCGCCAGTCAGCAGGCGAAGCTGGCGGTCGAGGAACTGGGCGTGATCCCGTACCTGCAGCAGCGCTCGGAGGTGAGCGTGGCGCCGACTCAGGAGTCTGCTATCACGTATCCTGCCGCGTTCTATGACGTAAACGCACTGGGGATCACACCACTGGATCTGCAGGTTGGTGATCTGTATTCAATCAGTAGCTCTAGCGCTACTGGCTTCTCAGTGAATTTCACATCAGGCGGTCTCCCTATAGTGAAGGCATATAACTATGCTGCGACGGGCTTTGGTCGGAGGATCTAATGGCGCAGTCTGATCAGATTGTCCAGGACGCGACATTTCCGACCGTACGGGCGGACATCAACGACAACCTGGCGGCGCTGTTTTCGCAATCCAGTGGGCCGAGCGCACCCGCGACAACGGTTGCATTCCAGCCGTGGGTGGATACCTCATCCACGCCTCCGGTTTGGAAGGTGCGCAATGCCAGCAATAATGGCTGGATCACAGTTGGCGTCCTAGATCCTGCAGGGTTCAAGACTGGTGGGGTCACGCCGATTGTCAATGGTGGCACTGGCGCGACGACGGCAGCAGCGGCGTTAGCTGCATTGTTGCCATCGCAGACTGGTCAAGCTGGCAAGGGTCTTACGACTGATGGAACGGTCGCCAGCTGGGGCACAATTGCCGCTGGAGCCAGTATTCAGATATTTACAGGATCTGGCACCTATACGCCAACAGCAGGCAAGACTACGTTCTTGGTATTTGCTACGGGTGGTGGTGGTGGTGGTGGTGGTGGTTCTTCTTCAGGGACAACATACACATCTGGAGGCGGAGGCGGAGGCGGAGGTACTGGTATTCAACTGTTCACATCATTAAGCCTTGGCGCTAGCGCAACTATCACCATCGGAAATGGTGGAGCAGGTGGAACTACTGCCTTTTCAACTTCTTCAACAGCGGGTTCAAATGGTGGATCATCTAGTGTCACTCCTGCAAACGGATCTACTCCTATTCTGACTGGTCAAGGCGGCGCAGGTGGTGGACGCGGTGTTGCCTCTTCGACTCCTCCCGTAAATGGCAGTGGTGGCAATGGCGGCGGAACTATAAATAGCATTCTGAATATCACAGGTTCTGCCGGTAATGATCGCCTTGCAGGTGTTTCTTTTTGGGGCTCTACGATTGCTGGAGGGGGTACGGGTGGCATTGGTCCAGGCATAAATGGCACTGCTGGTCAGCCTGGCGTCGTCTTGATTCTGGAATGGTAATGAACTACGCCATCATTGACACCTCTACCAATCTCGTTGTTAATGTCATCATCTGGGATGGCAACCCACCATGGCAGCCGCCTACAGACACCATCGCCGTTCCACTCAGCGACGGCGCAGGAATCGGCTGGTCCTATGTCGATGGCGTCTTCAACCCACCTGAGCCGGCGGCTGTTGATCCTTAGCCTTTTGGTAGGCACTTCTAAGCGATGGCTGACAACCATTCCCCGCCATCGTTCAGCTGGGCGGGCGTCAAACAAGAAGCAATTGCTGGCTTGATCACCATTGCGGCAGCATCAGCCGTTGGCGGTATTGGTTACATAGCCTACACTGTACCTAGCAAACTTGATCACGTCATTAAAAACCAAGAAGAGTACAGAGGCCGATTGATCAAACTCGAAGCACAGAACGAAGAGCAAGAGGTAAGAATCATCAAACTGGAGATGCGAAAATGACCATCACTCCTGATCACGTTGATGTGCTGATTGGTTTCGGCTTATTCTTTCTCTCTGAGTATTGCGGAATCAACAGCAAGCTGAAATCTAACAGCGTTCTGCAGCTTCTCTTTGCCGTGGCATTGAGGGCGTTCCCGTATGAGGTGCGCCGCAAGCAGCCGCCGGAATCGGCGAAAAGCAGCATTCTGAACGTATTCCGCCGATGACCATTGCAACCGTTCGCGCTGCTGCGGAGCACATTGCCCGCACCGGCACCATCACGCCGCATCAGCTGGCCGCTCTGACAGCGCATGACGAGCGCCTCACCGACGAGCAGCGCCAGGCCTTCAGCGCCGACTGGAGAGCACAGGGCAGCCCAGCAGCACCATCGCCACCGCCGCCGTGGTTGGCGCCAGCACTCCAGATCATCCGAGAGTTTGAAGGCTGCAGGCTCACCGCCTACCAGGATTCCGTAGGGATTTGGACGATCGGATGGGGCTCGACTCGGCTGATTGATCGGCCAGTTCAACAGGGCGATGTGATCACCCGCGAACTGGCTGATGATCTGCTGCAGAACGATGTTGAGATCCGCTACCGGCAGCTGCTCGGCCTCATGCCGGTGCTCAGCTACTGGAGCGCTAACCGGATCGCCGCGCTGCTCAGCTGGGCCTACAACGTCGGCATGACCGCCGTGGCTGAATCCAGCCTGCGGCGGCGCATCATCGATCGCGAAGACCCGCTAACTGTGATTCGCGAGGAACTGCCGCGATGGAATAAGGCCAATGGCCAGCCGCTGGAGGGCCTCACCCGCAGACGCACGGCTGAGGTGGCGTTATTCGTCGGCGGCTCAGCCAAACCATTCAAAGCACCTGCCAACATGATCGGCCCAACAAAACGACCTGATCTCAAGCCCGGCGATCACCACCTAATCGCCAACGACGTGGCTGAAACCATGACGGCCTACAGCCATGATGGAAAACGGCTATGGCAGATCCCCTGCCTCTGCCGTGGCCAGGGCCGTGAAGCCGAATGGAACACCACCGGCACCGATACACCTCCAGGCCTGTATCTGGTGGGCACGGTGCATCGCGACTATGAGAAGGATCCATCGGCCACATTCACCGCTGATCGCCGTGCCTACGGCTGGTTCTCATTTGATCTGCTGGGCCAGGAAGGTCAAGAAGGTCCCGGCAGCCGCTACGGCCGTGACGGGATCATGATTCACGGCGGCGGTACAGCCTGCGGCTGGCCTGGGGCTTGGGCGCCGCGGCAGGCGTTGCATCCCACCCTCGGCTGCATCCGGTTGCACAATGCGGATCTGCGCGATCGAATCCTGCCGTTGCTGGGGTTGGGCAGGATCTGGGTGTCGGTGTATCAGGAGGCTGGCTAGGGCACCACGCCTCCACCGCTGCGGCACATTGCCTCCAGCACCGCTAACGCTCGGACGCCGCTTGCGCATTCCACACGCTGGCCACCACCTACCACAACCCAGCAAACCGACCCACGATCATCAACATCAACCGTCAGATAAGGCTGCTCCACATCTGAGGCTGTCATTGCTACCAAGGCTCATACCCTTATCAGCCTGCTGACAGAAGCCGTATTGGCAAGCACAACTGGCCATCTACTACCGTCAGCCGCCGCCGCCGTTTCCAGCATGGCCTGATCGTATTGGCGGATCGTGTCGTAGGAATTGCCACCAATACCAGCTGAAGTGCCATCCCGCGAAGCTGCTGCTCCAGCAGCCGCAGCCGGGCTTCAACACGGCGAACACTCCAGCCCACAGCACGCGCCACATCCTGCGGAGTGCGTTCTTCGCCATCCAACTGATAAGCCAGGCTCACGAGTTGGCGATCTGCTGGCGGTAGCCGATTCACCAAGCCCCGTAGCTGCTCCGCCTGCCGCAGCCGTTCTGCCCGTTCCTCAAGATCCTCCAGGCTTGGGTCATGACAGGCGATCGTCTCACCCAGCTCCAGCCCGTCATCACTCACGATCAAATCCAGTGATGCCACCGGCCTGGCGTTGATCGCTAGCTGCTCGAACACCGCCATGCTCACACCGAGCTCAGCTGCGATTTCCTCCCTGGTGGGCGTGCGGTTCAGCTCAAGCTCTAACCGCTGCACCACCGGGCCCAGGCGGCTGAGGTGTTGGGAGTGGCTGCCCGGTATCGCCACGATCCGGCCATGGCGATCACACCATGCGTTGACGCTCTGTCGAATCCACCAATAGGCGTAGGTGGAGAACCGGTATCCCCTGGTGGGATCAAACCGCTCAACTGCTTTGATCACGCCCTCGTTTGCCGCCTGGATCAGCTCGTCGGTGTCGTATGCGCGCGCTAGGCGCTGACAGCGTTTCTGGACGTAGGAAACCGCCAGCCTGAGATTGGCGGTGATGAATCGTTCCCGCGCCCGCTGCCCGCGCCGTCTGATGCCCGGCGGACAGGGTTCGGGGTGATTGAGCCAGCGCTGAATGGCGGTGCCCAGTTCGATTTCCTCAGCTGGCGTGAGGAGCGGCACGCGGCCGATGGTGTTCAGCCACCACTGGGACATGGTTCACCGCATTGCTGTCCGCCCATCGTAGCCGTGCGGATCTGGAAGTGAACTGCTAGGGTTCCGCTGTTGTTTTGATTGGTTCATGCCGTCACTGTTTGACCTAACCGGCGAGGCGCTCGCCATCCAGCGCCAGATCAATGAATCCGCTGAGCTCCTGTTTTCTGACGATCCGGCCGAGGTAGCTCAGGCCACGGCCACCCTTGAAACCCTCATCAGCGCTGAGGCGGACACACGCCAGGCGGTGCGGACCAAGGCCGATGCCTGGTGTTGGGTGATCGATCACCTCCGGGCGCAGGCGGCCACTCGCGTGGCTCACTCCAAGCGGCTGGCCGATCTCGCAGCAGCAGCCGAGCAACAGGCCAATGCCCTGCAGGATCGGCTAATCACCGCGCTGCAGCGGGTTGATCCTGATGCCACTAGCTGGGAACTGCCGGATCACAAGCTGAGCAGCAGGCTCAGCACCGCCGTGGAGATTGAGCCCAACGTGGCCGCCACTGATCTGCCAGATCGTTTTCAGCGCGCCCGTACCACATACACACCCGACAAAACCGCCCTCAAGGCTGCTCTGCAGGCTGGTGAGCAGATTGAAGGTGTCGCCCTGGTGCAGCGCCGTAACTGGAAAATCGGCTGATCTCATTTCATCCACTTCCGAAACCACATCACCACAATGCCGAAACCGCTCCACTGCGAAACCGTGATCTCTGATGCCGTGCTCCAGGCGGCACGAAACGCTATCCCTGCTGACCCATCTCGATGGGTCAACCTGCCTCCTGTGGGTGTGCGCAATCAGCCATTGTTGCCACTCTTGGTAGCACTTATTGACGCCACGCGATGCACTGCTGCTGCGGTGGCTGATAACGCCTGGGATGATTGCCACCCGCTCCCTTACAGCCTGGCGGAAGAGCTAGCCAAAACACTCCGCTCCACAGCAGATGATCTGATCAACGCCACACAGTGCCCTGATTCAAGCGGCTGGTCGCTGCCTTCCTTCAGTGGTAAGGAGTTGGTATGAACCACGTTCTTAGCGAGTCTTCGCTGCAATTTATTCGTAGCACACCGACACCAGCGCGAATCCTGGCCGACGGTTATCGCGTGCCTACAAGCGTGATCTACAAAATCAAGAACGGCACCTATCGTTTTCCAGACATTAAGGAACCGGCACCACAGAAACGCATCGGTGCATCGTGTGATCAATGCATCCATTGGTCGAATCGTTGCACACTTGATTTCCCTGATGCCAACGCAGAGGACTGCGGAGCATATCAGCCATGACCGCACGTGAAGCGCTACGCCGCATCGCCGCTCGTGCCCTGGCGAACCTGGATTTCAACGCGGTTGGGATCACCGATGTAAACAATCTCCGCGACGAACTCCAGCGCGAGCACCCGGAGTTCTTCATCGGTGGCGGCATCAAGAGCGCCCGATCTCATGAACACCTCAGCCAGCCCTTGCCAGTCAGGTCCTGATTCCGGTGGCGGCATTACCAACGACCGCTCCAGCCGTTCGATTGAATCATCCAGCCCCGGCACCCCCTGGTCCTGCAGCGCCCGTAGCTGCTCCAGCTGCCGCTGACGTTGCTGTTGCTGCTGATCCATAACCGGCGCTGCCGGTGCAGCGGCAACGGCGCCCAGCTGTTGTGCAGCGCTGCGCAATGCATCCACCAGTTGCCCGCGAATCTTGAACTCCGCCAAGCCACGCGCGTACCACTGGCACAAGTTGTTGCTGCAACGAAGCCGTGGTTTGCCTGCTGCCTGGATGTAGTGCATCCGCTTCCCGCAGCATCCGCAGCGCACCAACCCGGTAAGCAGGCGCACGGTTCGTGGTGACCGGATGCGCACCGCCTTGCGCTGGTCCAGCAGACGGCGCGCTCGATGCCATTCATCCCAGCTGATCAACGCCTGCACCCGATCGGGCTCGTTGTTCACCACGCCGCGCAGGATCGGGTTATTCAGCCACCGCCCCAGGCCTGGAATAGACCAGTCGAGGCGGCGCTGGCGGATCGTGCGGCCCAGCATGAACTCGTTGGCCTCCAGCGCATCCCACAGCTGCCGCGCCGCCTGAAACTCCGTTGGGTGTGGCGCCACCTGCGAGCCGTCGTAGATGTAGCCGTATGGCACACGGCCGCAGGCGTAGTGACCCTCGGCCTTGCGGCGTTTCAGGCCGTTGCGCACGTTGATTGATTTGATCATCGAATCGACCTCGTTCACGGTGGAGAGCACACCGGTCAGCAGCCGCCCTGCTGGATCCGCTAGGTCGCTGGGCGTGCCATCCAGAAACCGCACGGTCACGCCTCGCCGGGCGCACATCCGCAGGAATGGGAGCTCTTCGCCGCGGCGACTGAGGCGCGACTGAGACACGGCGATCACCTCACGGCAGCGACCGGCCGCTACCAGGGCCTGCAGTTCCTCCCAGCCAGGGCGGCGTGCATCCTCCCGGTAGGCGGTGCCGCGCTCACGAATCACGCGATCGCAGCCGGCCGCCATCAGCTGCTGCACCTGGGCATCGATGCTGATGTCCTGCTCAGCCTTGTCGGTGGAAACCCTGGCGTAGCCAACGATCACAGCCGCTCTGAGGCATAGTGCAGAACGAACCTACAGCAAGCTGAAGTTGCCTTATGTACTACGGCATGCGGGCAGGAGGGCGCATGCCAAAAGCCCCCCGGGAACACGACTTCCCGAGGGGCCCGTAGATGGCGGTTGCAAGCCAGCAACCTGTTTCTATCGTATCACCCCTTGCTCGGCTCCACCGTTTCCGCTAGGTGGTATCGCCCAGTCTCCGCATAACCACGTAGCGGCACCGCTGACATCTCCAGGAACGTCAGCTGACCAATCCGCATCCCAGGCCACAGCGGCACCCGATGGAGCTGGCGGCTATTGACCAGCTCCAGTGTGATCACGCCATGGAATCCGGGATCAATCCATCCGGCCAATAGGTGTTCGATCGCCTCACGTGCCCGCGAGGATTTCAGGGAGAATTGAGCGGAGAGGTGATTAGGCACCCGCACATACTCCAGCGTGTGGCCTAGTACGAACTGCCCCGGCACTAGCCAGTACGGATCCTCTGCTGTGTGCCGCTTTAGTGGATATGGCACCAGTTCTGGTGATTCGGCAGATTCAATGAGCAGCGTGTCTCCAAGCCGTACATCAAGGCTGGCGGGGTTGATGAGTTCGGGCAGGAATGGTGTCACCATGCCTGATTCACACAGGCTGGTGATCTGCCAGTCGGCTAGTGGGCTCATTGTTGGTTGGTTGGCACCGGCAGGGCATGGTGGGGGAGCCAGTGGGAGAAGCAGTATTTGAGCTGCGGCATTCCGGTGTTGGAATGATCCATCAATCTCCAGTCGCCCTCTACGATCCCGCAGAGCCAACACCTCCCCTCCGCGTCACAATCCTCAGGCCCCGGCAGCCGCTCAGCGACGGGCACCGGCTTGATGGCGGGGCGGCACCAGCGATGCGACACAGGAACAACTGCATCAAGCAGTCGATCGGCCAGCTCGATGTTACCAACGGTGCGACCACCAGAAGACCGAGCGACGCACAGGATTCTCTCAAAGTGGCCCCGCAGTTCAGGTAGCCAGTCGTGTTCCAGCGGCCCCTGCGGCTCGGGCTGGGCTAGGCGCTCCAGGAGGTCTGCGGCGCGGGTTAGACGGCTGACGCGAAGGTGAGACTCTTTCTCAGGGTCGCCCTGATGAATGCTGTAAATGTTCTCAGGGTCAAGGCCACGCATTTTCTGATACTCATTGACAAAATGACGCAGCTCGGCCACTAACTCACTTACCTCTCCATTGGCAGTCGGCTCGGGCTGGGCCAGTTCGGCGCGGGCGCGGTTAAAAATCTCTCGGCACTTCCACATATCACGCTGGTGATAGTGCCCGCAGTTGACGCCCCCAACAAGGGAGCCAATCACGTCCAGCAACTCAGCGCACAGCGCTCGCCAGTCGGTTGGTGTGGTCATGGTGTGTCGGTGGTGGTGGAATCATGCTGCGCCAGCGCCTGCTGCACCAGCGGTCTTAGCTCCTGCAATTCACGCCAGATGTGACGATCCTCCGGGTCGCCATAGTCGTACTCCAGGGCCTCATTTACAGCCAGCTCAGCCAGGGCCAGCAGGCGGGTGAGTAAGGCAGTCATGGTGTGTCGGTGGTAGTGGAGCCGCGCAGCTCGGCGGCGATGGCGAGGATTTCAGCGCGGATTTGGACTGCAAATGGGCTCCAACTTGCCCGATCAAGCGGACTGGCCGCAGGTAACACCTGATCCGCAGCAGCCTCCAGGACGGCGGCGGCAGAGAGCCGGTAGGTGTCGCCTTCGTCGGGCGCGTTGTAGGCGGCATCCAGCACCGCCTGCGCGGCGGGGGAGAGGTCATTCATTACGGCTCTTGTGTATTGCGATGATGTGACTGTTGTACTGCTCGGCAGCATGGCGAAGCTTTTTGGCCAGATCAGAGAATCTGTCTGGATGTACCGGATGAATGACTCCGTTCAATCCCATGCCGCCAACGAGCGCTAGCGAATGCTCTGCCATTTGACCAGCCCAAGCCAAAGCCTGTTCCTCGTGAGTTAGTTCAGTCATCTGGCAGGGCCTCCACGGCGCGGCGGATGGTATCAAGATCCTTCATGCCGTCAGAGAAAAACTCTCCGGTCGATTCAATACGACTCAACCCCATCAGCGCCTGCTCTTTCAAGCTCAGCGGCTTCGGGCGGCGCATTTCACGCATCCAATCAGCTCGGCCCTTGCCGTACATCGTGTGGATGCTGGCTACACACGCCTCCAGCTCTTGGTCTGCGCCCCATTGGGCGGCGCGGCTAGCTAGGTGCTCACCAAAGATGTTTCCTTCATCTACTTCGTTGAGCCACTGCTGCACCAGCTCCGGTGGCGGGTTGATGGGGTGTTCATTGGCCATTGATCTTCTCCAGTAGTTTCCTGAGTTGTTGAACTTTGGGCGGCACTAAATGCCAGCTGCTCACCGTGCCGCATACGTCACCAAAGCAGATACGAATTGGACCGTCGTCGAGTTGGTGGTAGGTGGGACAGTTGGCGTTGCCGACTGTTGCTCTCAGCGCTGGCATGGTTAGTTGAATTTGTCGGCTCATTGCTCGGCCTTGTGCTGTTCAGTCATGGCGTCAATCCGTTGTGGTGGTTTGCAATACGCTCTCAACTTCACGCCTGATAGCATCAGGCACCATCGGATGTGATGGTCGCCAGCGGCTACCACACCAATGATCACCGCGCCATCGTGCTGTTTGATCCAGCAGCTTGCCCCTGGTGCCCCATTTTCGCCAGTGAATCAGATCAGGCATCGCAGCGGAATATCTGGTAACGATCCAGTGGTTGCCGCGATGGTCTTCGCCGTCCCAAAGTGTTGTCATGGTGTCAACTCTTCCTCAATCAAACGTTCACATAATGCCCACCACACTGATGTGGCGATCGTTGCAATGCCAACAATCATCAGCACTGCAAAAATTTCGATGATGCCGGCTAGGTAAATCATTTGGGCATCCACTCACCACACCACTGATCAACCGCAACATGGGGCCAGAATCCCCATGTCATCGTTTCATTCTCTATGTCCAGCAACTCCGGCACAATCACAGGTGGCGAGATATGACACGACATGAGATTTTCTAGTTCCCCGCTCCATCTCAGCGGTCGGCTGAATTTGCAGTTCTCGCAGCGTTCCTCAGTCATCGACACTTCTCCCAGTTCGTAGGTGAACACTGATCAGCATAAACCTTATACAGCCAGCCGCTGAATGGCATAATCACCATCAGCGCGGCAATTAATGTGATTCTCATTGCTGCGTCTCCAATATCTGACGCCGCAGGGTGTCAAGACACGTTGCATTGACGCCACCGCGATGCAACTCAGCACGCATGTGGTCGATCATTGCCACGATCTGACCCTGCTTTGATGCTGCACCCTGACGCCAAGCCGCCTGCACCGCCTGATCCTGGCTCAGCTGTTCACTAGCAGCAGCAATAGCCTGCTCGCGTTGTTCAATCTCCCGAGCAGCGGCCTCAATGATCGTATTGAGCTGCTGCCGCAGTGTGGTGAGGGTCGCCATCAGAACGGCACCTCATCAGAGCTGAGCCAATCCGGCTCGGTCTTGGCGGGTGCTGGAGCAGCGGCAGGTTGAGCCGCTGCAGCGGTTGCACCAGATTGCGGCTTGGCTACGAGCTCCCAGTTCTGCACCAGCACGGTTAGACCATGCTGTTCTTCCCCAGTGCGATCGGTCCAGCTCTCGATCTTCACCTGGCCGCTCACGCTGATCAGGTCGCCTTTACTGACAGCATCAGCAAAGGCCTGTGCCTTTTCGCCCCATAGCTCCAGCTTGAAACCGTCCGGCTCTTTGCCATCGTCGCGCTTGGCACCAGGCTGGTTGATCAGGATTCGAGCATTACAAACGCAGTTGCCAGACTCGAAAAACCGGACTTCAGGATCACGAGCAAGACGGCCCACGAAATGCCACTGGCTGGCGCGCAGCAGCTGCTTAATCAGTTCGTTCATAACGGTGGTGTGGTTTCGGAAGTGCAGTTATGCCGCCCACGCGGCAGGAAGATCGCCTGGGTCTTCGGCGCCGTTGCAGCGCGCCACGGTTTCGGCGCTTACGCCGGCGCTGGCCAGCCGCTCCAGCGTCGCCTTAGGCAGCTGGTCCAGTGTTGATGCTGCTCCATTGCTGATCTCGCCGATCAGTGCCATCAAGCCATCATCCGAGAGGCCAGCATCAGCACAGGCCGCATAGGCGCTGGCGATCAGCTCAGCCGTTGGCTCTGCTGCTGGAGCTGGAGCAGGTGGTGCCTCAACGACCGTCACCGGTACGACATCACCACCGCCTAGTTCCTCTGGTGTGTACGCCGTATGGCCACCGAGAGCGTCTGGGCAATGGGTGCGTATCCCGGCCGTGAGCGCCCTGGAGAACAGCATCGACTCTGGGTACTTCTTCCAGATCGACTTGTCCGCCAAGCCGGCACGCCTGGCCATCTCAATCGTGAACTCGCTCACGCCCATCGGCTTGCCGTTGGCGGTGAACTGGATTCGGCAGGTGGTCGCTGTGTTCTCCAGCACTTGGTAGTCGTACACCGGATGACGGCGGACGGCCTGGGCCAACAGGTTGGAGCTGAACGCCGGCTTGCCCTCAATGATGTGCACGCCAGTGGCCGATGCAAACGGGCTGAATCCTGCCTCCATACCGGCCATCAGCCGGATAGCGCATTCAGCTACCTGCGTTTCTTGGTTGCCATTACGGCCAAACAAGCCTGATGCGGCAAACACCCGCGCTAGGCGGGCGAGATCGTCGACGCTCTGAACCTGAAGGCTCAGAGTTGGTGTGGTGGCGTTTGGCGCCGTTAGCGCCGAGCTGGTTGGTGGTGCCATGCCGGTGTGCGTGGTTCCCGTACAGTAGCAGTTCACTTCCAAAACCGCACGGATCTCCCAGTGTTTCACCACGAAAACCACTCCGCCACTAATGCATACAAGTGTTCTAGAACCGGCGCCAGCGGTTCCACTGCCATGCCAATCACCGTCAACTGCACCACCCGCCAGCAGGTCGATTCCCTCTGGCGCATGCTCTGCCATGTCCCTGATGGGGACTTCGAGCCTGTGGTGGTGCAGCTGGAGGGCAAGCTGCTCTATCGCATCATTCGCGCGAACGGCGAGCAGACAACAGTTCCGCTCTGAGCTCCGCAGGGCCGTAGCGGCCGACCTGATCGCCGCGAATCACCCGGATCATCTCGGCCAGTGCTGCCATCTCAAGCTCCAGCTCGCCGGGGCTGAGCAGCGCATCACCGAGCACGATCCGTCTCAGCATCTGCTGCCGGCCAGCGGACTGCGACGGATAGGCCTCGGTGAACGCCTCCATGGCTTCGCGTGGCGCCCATCCCTGTTCACGCGCCAAATCCTGAAGAAGGTCCGACAGCTGTCGGGTTGCGTGGCTCGATTCAGCTGGCGACATCGCCTCACCGAGATACGGCAGCGTGAGCCGGCCAGCGGCCACCATCGCCAGATCGCCCAGATCCAGCGGGTGGCCAGCGTCGTCAGCCTTGGGCAGCCACACCGCAGCGTCAAGCCACTCCGGGTGAACGCCCCAGTTTGAGTGAGGGCCAAACTGCCTGATGGCGGCTTCTGGCCCTTGGGTCTGCCAGGTCCAGATCGCTCGATTGGCCTCCGCGAGCGAGTCGAGGTATTTCAAACCCACCGGCCGAACGTGGCGCGCATTCCGCAGGCGGCTGAGCTGGCCGCCAACGATGCCGGTTGGCTCGCCGTACGCCCACTCCAGAATCGTCGCCATCCGTTCCTGGCTGAGCGGCACCAGCCAGCGGCCGACCAGCTGGCCGATGGCGAGGACGCCACGGTTCAGGCGCTCCTGTGCGGTTTCGGATCTGTCCATGGTTGGGAAACGCTGTGGTTCCACAACCATAGGCCTGGGGAATCACTGTGGAAATCCCAGGATGCGCTGTGCGTCAGAAACGCTGCGCACGATTCCAGAACACCCGCCAGCACTGGCCACATGGTCCAGAAAACGCTGCTGTTCCGGAGTTGCACGGCCTGTTGATGACTTCACCTCCAGCGCCACGAACTGCGCGATGCCGTTCGTGGTGCGGTAGCCGATCAGGTCGGAGGATCCGACGCACAGCCCCGCATGGAGCGGTCGCCCGTTACGAACCACCACGTCACCAGGCCGCAGTGCTGCTGCTACGGCGCGGATATTGCCCGCTGAGACCCGTGTGGATGGCCCAGCCCAGCCGGTGCCGACGTTGTTTCTCCACAGCCGGGCGTCTCCATGACCGCAGGCCATGAGGATGCGCTGCTGGGTTTCGTGTTCGCTCATGCCGTCCGTGCGTTTCCGACAGTCAACGGATGGCGAGTGACGTTCTGTGAACCGGCCCTGAGGTGGCGGTGATGCCGTCAGGCTGTGCGCAGCAACAGTAGGCAAACGAAACTATTCCATCGAAATGACGGCAGTTAGCTATACGTTAGTAGCGTATAGCATAGCGGCATGTTATATTTTCTAGGTTGATAGAATCGCAAATCAAATGGCGGATCCCCGCAGCGCTGAGTACAGCCGCCGCTACCGCGAGCGCAAGGCCGGCCGGCTGCCTCCTCCCACGCTGCCTAAATGCCTGACATGCGGTAAGGAGCACAGGGGCGCACGCGGTCAATACTGCTCTAGATGCTGGCTGAAAACAGAAGAAGGGCGAGAATGGCAGCGGAATAGAGTTAAAGACTTTCGAGTCAGCAATCCTGAGTCAACGGCAAGAAATACGTTTGAAAACAACCGCAAGCGGGGGGCATTCCGTCGGGCTGGTCGCCGCAAAGCACTGGTGCCACTAACGCGAGAGCAGCTAAGAGCGCGATTTGCGTTGTTTGGAGATTCATGCGCCTACTGCGGTAAAGGTGGGAAGGTGTCAATTGATCATGTCATGCCACTGAGCAAAGGCGGGCTAGACGAATACAGAAACGTTGTGCCAGCTTGCAAAACATGCAACAGCAGCAAGAACGCAAAAGACGTACAAGCTTGGTATTTACAGCAGCCGTTCTTTTCGCAGGCAAGATGGGCAAGGCTACAGCGTCACTGTGTAGAAAGAGTTTGCGGTCAATTGTCATTGGCAATTTCGGATGCGACGCAACAAGCCAGATTGGAAGCTGTCACCTGACCAATTTCGCCCCTCACCCGAGGGGCTTTTTCATGCCGTGCCACACTGGCACCGCCAGGTCGGCCCTACCGGTAACGCGGGCGCCGTGGTCGGCTTCGATGGGGCCGATCTGTAACGGTACCGAAGGCCTGGTTACTACGCAGGCAATGACAGCTGCTGCCACTGGCTGGCTGTGACTGTGCGGGCAACGCGGCGTTTTGGCCTCGCTGCAGCAGGCACAGCAGGACAGGTAATCGCCTCTAGCTGGTGCATGCCAGCTCCCATTGGCGCCGGGGCCATAGGGATCACGGCATCGGGCTTGGCACGCCGCAGGATGTTCACCGCTGCGTTGTGGTCGGCATTCATCGTGTGCCCGCAGCTGGTGCAGCGGAACAGCGACTGGCTGACGCGGCTGGCACCGTCAACCACGCCGCACGCTGGACACGAACGGCTTGTATTGGTAGGGCTGACGCGCTCCACCGTGCGACCCAGGTCGCCAGCCTTCGCCTCCAGCATCGAATACAGCCCGCCAATCCCTGCATCATGCAGTGCACGGTTCAGGCCAGCCTTCGACGCTGCATTGTTCGGCAGGTATCCGGTCCCATCCTTGTTCGGCTTTGCCGCCGGCCGCCGCACCATGTTCGCCAGCTTTAGATCCTCAACCACCACCGTCCCGTAGGTACGCAGCAGGTAGGTAGTGGTCTTGTGAGCGAACAGCTTTCGCGTGCGCCGGATTCGCTCATGCAGCAGCGCCAACTTCGCCACGGTCTTTTGCCAGTTGGCGCTGCCCTTCTGCTGCCGTGCCATCTGCTGTTGCAGCCGCTTCAGCTTGCGCAGCCCAGCAGCCAAAGCCGCAGGGCCGTCAATGTGCTTCCCGGTGCTGGTGGTGAGCGTGTGCGCCACGCCAGCATCGATACCAACCGCTAACGACGTCTCGCGCACCTTCGGCGCTGCCACGTTGCCCACCAGCAGCAGATACCAGCCGGAGGGCTCGCGGCTCACCCTGAAGGTGCAGCACTCCAGACCGTCGGGCCATCGCCGACCATCACGGTTGCCCTTAATCCGCAGCTCGCCCAACACCGGCAACTTCACGATGTCGCCATGCACCGCCGTGGATTTCTTGCAGTCCTGATCGCTCAGTGTGGTGATCGGAAACCGATCAGACTTGAATCGCGGCATCTTCCGCTTGCCCTTGCGATACTCGCCCCACGCCGTAGCAAGAGCCTTCAGCGTACCGCGCAGCAGATTGTTGGGGCAGCCCTGCAGCTCCGGCCAGCTGGGGTGGTTCTTCTTGGCGAAGAACGACGCCAGGCTGAAATAGCTGTCATTGCTCAGCCGCGGCTGCCGGTAATCCTGCGGGATCGGACAGCTCAGGCCGGCGCGACGATGCGTCCTGATCGTGCTGTATGGGATGGCCTGCCAGCTGTCGTCCGGGGCCTTCTGCCAGCGGTAGGACCACGGCACCGGGCAGCAGGGCGCTAGGGCCTTATCGGCTTTGTTGTAGTGACTGAAGGCCTCGATCTCCTGCAGCAGGGCTAGGCCGTAGTTCCAAACCCGCCGCTGGAGCAGCAGCCAGGCCTCCAGCTGAGCCTCCTGGCTGCGGGTTGGGTAGGCTCTAAACTCCAATGTGCGCATGGCCCCTTGCCATCTGACGCGCATCGTACTACGATTGGAACATGGCTGAGGGGGTTCGGATCCAGCTTGTCGTTCCTGAAGGACTGGCGACCGCTCTACGCGAGCGTGCAAAAGCCGAAGGGCGCACCGTCTCCAATCTGGGGGCGTTCCTACTGGAAACCGCACTCCGTCAACTACCTCCCCTGTTCGGGGGCTCGCCTGGGTTGGACCGGGAGAGTTGAAACGCCTGCCCCTGGCCGCTTGCGGTGTCAGCAGGAAGCCACCTCAGTGGCATCTGCTCCCATGGGGAGCACCCATCCCACAACGATCACATGCCCTCGATCGTTAGCTCATTTCCTGAGCTGCGCGCAGATGGCCCTGAAAGCCACTGCACTGCAACGGTTTTCAACACAGGGGGTCTCTACTGTTGCTCTTGGGCAATAAGAAAGGGCTGATTCAGCAGTCTCTACTGTTGCTCTTGGGCAATTGATGGGCAACGGTGGGCAAGTGAGTGCTCGACACCAGGCAGGCCTGGTCTCTACTGTTGCTCTTGGGCAATTGATGGGCAACCTCACCGTCCGTTCCAACCTGGCCGCAGCATGCCTCACCTGTAACCGCCGCAAGGGGCACAGGGAGGTGTTCTCGTGGTGGCGTGAGCAACCCTACTGGAGCGAGCTTGGGCAGGCCCGCCTGATCGACTGGATCACACATGCGTCCAGGTCTTGCGGTTGACGATCCTGCTCACCGTGGCGGGGGCAATGCCGTATTCGGCAGCCAGCTGGTAGTTCGGCACGCCATCAGCAGCCTGCTGCCGCATCCGCCTTACGTCTTCCTCCAGCAGCACCGCAGCACCATTACGGCTGCCCGGCGCCTTCGGTCGCCCCAGCTGCGTGCCTGGCACGGGGCCAGGCTTGGTTGAGAACGGCCGCTCGATGGTGCGCTGCCTGAACCCGCAGCGACACCGATACCAGCGGTGCGTGCCATCGCTACGACGTTCGGTAACAATCACCCGTAGCGCATTCACTGCGCCGCACTTCGGGCAGTTCATTTACGACGCAATAATTCAAACGTCAGTCCCAACACTGGTACTGACCGGCCTTGCACAATCGCATTGCTAATCGTTGCATGTGATACATGCAACTCACTTGCAGCAGCAGTCTGACTAGGCCATACCCTCCCAGTCTCTATGCACCGCACTCGATAATCACTACTCCGCAATGGATGCTCACTGGCAACCTGTTCGGCCAACTCACGATCTTCCAGTAACGCGTATAACTGATCTACGCTGTATCCTCCAAGGATATGAGGCATCTCATGCGCAAGACGTCGCCATGCTGACCGCTTGACATACCACACATTACCAACCCTCAACGGCTCCAGTATCCTCTTAACTCCGTGCTGATGTATCCATTTATTGACGCGTGAGTTTTTACAATTCAATATCTCAGCAACGACTCCAGTTGTTACCCACTCACCATTACGACCGCTGCACTGGTGACCCAGCTTGTATAGACGCACTGCAATCGCCTTAGGTGTGCGTACCGGCCAGCCGTGTTCCGCCGCTCGCTTTGCCATACGTTTGCACAGCAACGGAAACGGGACATCACCAACGATTTTCTCAAGATACGCAGTCTCATCAGCTAACCATTTAGCCGCTGGTATTTTCGCTGTAATCGCGTTGCCATAACCTACTGCTATCCCAGACCGTCGTAACCGTGCTGCAATAGATTTCCGCGTTCGTACTGGCCAGCTATTCACCTGGGCTAGCTCAGTCATCTGTTCCACGATCTCATCGAATCGCATCCGCCGCGCCAGATCCTCCAGCGCTTCCCGTTCTTCTGGCAGCCAGTTACTCATGCCACCCTCCCCCGTTAAACAGTGTTTGTTGCTCATTGCCAATGCAGGCAGGCGACAGCCAAAGCCGCTCGCGGCGGCCGTTGAAGCTGTTAGTGCTGTAGCCAGCGCCTCCGCCCGCCTTGCCCTCAGTCACGGTCCAGCCGTGGCTCAGCAGCGGGTCGTGTTCGTCGTCGTAGCCGCAGAGGATGATCCGCAGCTCACGCGGTGCAGTGATGCACCACTCGCGCACGGCGATGGCGACATCACCACCGGCATGGGCATAGAGATCGCCGCTGGTGGCGTAGGGCGGGTCAAGGAATATGGCGCGGCTGCCATCTCCTCCTGTCCCCGATCGGATTACGGATGGTTTCACCACCCGTTCCCATGATCCGCAGGTAATGCGCACGCGATGCAGCCGATTCGCCAACGCTTTCAAGTAGGCCTGCAGTTGGCCTCTCCCGGCGTTGCCCAGGTGGGGCAGCTCTCGATTCACGCCTTGCCCGGCGTCGCCCAGGTGGGGCAGCTCTCGATTCACGCCTCTCCCGGCGTCGCCTACTTTCCGCAGGTGGCCATCGACGACCCGCCACGGGCCAGGGCCGAACGGGTCACCGATGCCGCAGGCCAAGACGTATAGCCACCAGCCTGCGGCCTTCGCGTCGTGCGCTTCAGGATCGCCCTCCAGCCATGCCACAAGGTCGGGCGTTCGGCGTTCTTGTAGCCAGGCCAACCGGGCGTGATAGTCGATCTCCGCCACCGGACCCCATGCCGCAGCGGCGACGGCATCAGGGCTTAGCTGAATCGCGCGCCAGGCATTGATCAGCCAGCCGTCGACATCGTTCAGGGTCTCGACGCGGCGGCCCGTGAATGGCGGGCGGGCCAGCAACACGGCGGCAGATCCGGCGAACGGCTCGACATAGCCGGACGGATCACCCAGCGCCTGCCAGATGCGCGGCGCGGCGCGGCGTTTGCCGCCGAAATATGGAAACGGTGCAGCGAGAGTCATGCCACCCTCCCCCAGTGCCCCTTCGCCTGCCGCGCCGCCATCACATGCCGGGCCCAGCCACGGGGGTTCTTCATGCCGCGACGTTTCCCGATATCCACCAGCTGCTCCAGCG